ATGAGCGAGCCCCACGACACGATTCCCGAGGCCGTTGAGGCGCTCCGAGCCCGCGGCCACAGCGTCGAGCCGGACGAAACGTCTGAGCGCTGGCTGATCGACGATAGCGTTTGGGTGTCGGCCGTGCGTCTGTTAAAGCTCGCAGAGTACGTTCGCCTGAAGAATAGCCCGGCGCGCATTCAGTAAGGCGCGGCCATGACCTTCACGTGGCGCCGCACGTTCCCAGACACCCACCACGACCTCGGCGCCGAACGACGAAGCCATGAGCGATGATCCCGAACCCACGCACGAGCGCGCCGCGATCCAGCACATGATGCGGCGCCTGGACGGGTTCGCGCGCGGGCTCGGCCTAGACGAGGCGGCGACGCGGCTGATCGTCGAGCAGGTCTACGCCGACATGCCGGTGCACAGGGACGGGGAGCGTCTCGAAGTAGCCCGCCAGCGCATGATCATCGCGTCCGCATGACCGACGACGCCGATCCGATCCTTGAGGCCGTCGAGGCGCTCCGAGCCCGTGGTCACAGCGTCGAGCCGGACGGTACGTCTGAGCACTGGCTGATCAACGATAGCGTTTGGGTGACGGCCGCGCGTCTGTTGAAGCCCGCAAGGTACGTTCGGCTGACGAATAGCCCCGCGCGCATTCAGTAGAACGCGGCTATGACCTTCGAGTAGCGTCGCACCTTCCCGGACACGCACCATGACTTCGTGGCCGAGGACGCTGGCCAGCACGTCGGTTGCATCCGGCGCATCGACGGCGGCCCGCAGAACGGCACATGGACCTGGAGATGCACGGGTTGCCAGCGCGGGAACGAGGCCGAGGGCGTGCCCCCGCTGAACGGCATGGCGGACTCTACCCTCAACCACCCGCGACGGGGACGCTGACGCGCACATCGACACTGCAGACGTTCGCGCCAGCTTCGTTCAGAACCTCAAGGTGCCAAGCGCCGCCCAGCTTTCGCCGATGCGCCTCGTCCCTCAGGAGTTCTCCGGCGAGCTGCGTGGCCGTGAACTGCGCAGCGTCATCGCTGGTCAGCTCAGTGCCTTCGGTATCGAGCTCGCTCCGGCCATCGTGGACGTTAAAGAAGTATCGCGGCACCCGCGCCTCCGTCTTGGCTCCATAGTGGGCAAACCCATGCTCATGACGGTTGTTCGGTCCAGTTTCGGACAGACTTATGCGTTGCCGAGCGAGACACGTGCCACCGGCGCCTCAGCGAGCACGCGCCGCGAACTCCCACACCGGCGGCCCCCAGGTCTGCCCGGTCTTCGTCCGGGAGCCGGAGATGCGGTCGAACACGATCCGGTCGAGCCATTGCGGCAGAGGTCGTAGCTCGGCCGTAATTCCATCATCGCAGATCGACAGGCTCGGCCGCGAGTACGACGTGTACTTGACGGGTGTATCGCTGAGAAGCTTCGACGGCGTCAGGGATGAAGATCTTGCGGATGGAGACGGACGGTACGGCAGTCAGCACTTCCAAGCTCAACGGGCCACGCATACAAGATTGAGCGCGTGGCCCGTGCAAACATCAGTCTTCCCATTCTTCGTCCAGGGCCGCTGGCGGCAGCGGGGGCAGACCAAAGAACGACTGCCGATAGAGATGAATATTTACGCGAGATGCGACGTTTTTTTGCGGCGTGTCAATGCCAAGAGCCTGATTAATTGTTGTATTTGAAATCATCTCCTCGCCCCAAATGCCAAGCGAGCCATTCCATTGAGGGCTTGCAGTTATCGCAAGGGCAGCATTGCGGAAATTCCAATTCAAATCTTTATTTCGAGCGATTAACCAAGCATTGTCTGTAGGGTAATCAACTCGATCGAGCGGTCTACTAGCAAATCCGGATTCTTGCCGCGGCCGCGTACTACCCCAATCACCGTAAATTATTCTCTGCCTGTTACTTGATCTTGCAACTTGATCCACGAGAACCCGATTATTGAACGGGAGTGTTGTCGGAGTTCTTCCCACAAATTCGGTGAACATATTCGGGATTGACGTGCACGAAACTACAATCGGTACAGATGCATCAATTTCAGATAGGCCAGCCGAGAGAATACCAGAAAACCATGCGGCCAAGCTAAGTGGATCAGAAACCCAGCCACCTTCAAGAATTACAGTAAAATCTGCCGAGCCTACGTCAGTTAACGCACCAATAATATCAGTAAAATTCCCGGGAAATCGCTCACGATAAATTCGCACACAGTACGATCTGCCCATATGCTGAAACGCTTCGATTTGGGCGCGGATCTCCGACTTTGTTAGCCCCCTTGTCTGTAAGCACGGCAGGACATGATCGTGTTCGCGCACAAACTCTGTCCAGTTTGCGAATGCGCCCGTACCGTCCTTCAATAGCGAAAGCTGACGCTGCGGCTCATTTTCTTGATTCGTGATAAGATACGCCTGGTCGATGTCCAAAAAATATGATCTGTTGGGGTAGGCGCGGTCGATACGCACGAGCGTTCGTTCGAGCGTCGCAGAATTCGCCCAAGGTGCCAGCAAAAAGCATGGCGTCATTCGATCTTTAGCTATACCCGGCAAAAATTCTAGGCCGTTCATCTCGCTCGGACGAACGGCCAGAGTTGGAACATATGACTTGTTTTCTAAAGCCATTGACTGCCTATGCTCCGGCGACCCTACCAAGGCGCAACTCCATTGCCGATTTCGATACGCCAAATCGGGCGGCAAGATCCTCGATAGTCGCTTCGGTTACGACCCCCTGATAATCAGCCTTGAGCATATCATCCACAACGGCGAGCGGCATCACGATATCTGCGGCCAACCTGTTCGCTTCAAACTCAACCTGCTCGGACGCACCAGACCGATACAGCACAGTGTCTGTGATGCCCTCGGAAGAGGTATCAATCAAATCGCGGTGCAACAGATAGTGTGCCAGCTCATGAGCAATCGTAAATCTCTGACGCTCCCTTGCCTCGTTGCGGTTGACCCGAATTACGTAATCACTGCCCTCTCTTGAAACTTGCCCAGAGACGCCGGTGCGCATGCTGGAGACCTTGACGGTACTTACGCCCAACTCCTTAGCGAGGTCGCCAAGCTTTACAGGAATTCGCGCAAGGTGCCGTTCAATTATCGAGCGCTTGACCGGGTCAACGCGCAGCATCTCTTTCGAGGTCATCCTTCCCTCCTATTCTTCCGATCCGCCGACTTCAGTGCCCCACTCGGCAGCTTGGTCTCGCTCCCGAACATAAACGCCAAGATATGCCTCAACAATCCGCTTGATTTTCACCTCGGAAAGAGCATCAGCGGATATATCTCTAGCGGTAAGCTCAGAGATCTCTCTCGCAGTAGCCTGTGCAGTAGATCTAGCTTCCGTTTTCAATCCTGAAAACGTGTAGGCGCCGATGATGCCAATACCGATGGCAAGGGCAGCGAGAACAACTGTCACTGCTGTCAGCATTACGCTGACGAAGCTGAGATACGTTGACATATTCTGCGAAGCATCAGTTGAAATTGTTTGCATCGCACCGACACGCTGCAAAATGCCAAACGCGAACAGCGCGTAGCAGGCAACGAGGCCGGCGATGAACGAAACGATTCCAATCAGAAGCTTCACTGTATCGTCCGGGCGTTGGGCATCTCGACAAGATTCTATGTTCTTGATTCGTACTCCGCAAGCCGTAGGCCAAGCGAGGGGGGAGCGCCTAACCCAATAGGCTCTCTGAAGCGAGCCCGCCTAGGCAACAGCTAGCCGAATTCAGAGCGGGCTTCGGTCGAGCAGTGGCCGCGGCGGGCTAGGAATAGCGAACGGCAGGTAGGTCACGTCCCGCTGCTGCCAGTCGAACCGTGCCGCGAGGACTGGCCCTTCGCTCGGCAGGTAATGCGCTCGGCCCCGCCCCGATCTGCTCACGGGGCGGGGGAGCGGGCGGCTCGGGGAAGAAACGGCAGAATGTTGGATGGCAGCGCGTCGGACGAAAGCGGATCTGACGGGGCATTGCACCGGGCAGGATCGTAAAGCTCGGTCTCTGCCTCCAGCTTGGGTGGTGACGCCGGAACGCTTTTGACTAAGAGCACCAACATCTGGAACCGGTCGTCCAGCATAGCCGCTGGCGGCTCCCCCGTGAGGGCTCGCCAGCGCGCGACGAACTCGGCGGGCGGCATGCGGGCAAGCGCCGTCACCTTAGGCAGAACGCGATCGGTCGACGACGGCGCGAAGGTGTCCATGGCAAAGGTAACTACAGCCGCGCTACGCGGATCCTCGCTGCCTCGTTACTGGGTAAATATCGTCCTACCGGCACGTGCGCGGTACAGCCCGCGCCGATGAGCCAGGCGGGGGAGCGTCCGATCTCACCAGCGTGTGAGTTGACGATTAGCACCATGGCTGCCAGCCGCTCGGGACCGGTTGCGGACGTAGCGGTTGGCTGCGAGAAGAACGAATGGATAAGCTTCAGGACCGGTCACCGCTGATCGCGGTGGAGTTCTACCTTGTGCAGGACTTCGCAAAGGGCGAGGAGCGGCTCGCGCGTCAGGATGGGGCCTACAAAGTGTATCCGCCGGACACGCTGCTACCAGTGATGAAAACGCTCAAGATTAAACTGACGAAAGAAATCGACGAACCGGGCGTCCTTCGTGAGTTCGTATTTTCGTTCGAGTTTGCTCGCGGCACCGACCTTTCACACCGTTGGCCGCCTTTTCCTGAGAAGGTCAACTAACGACGGTTTCCGATTCCTTGCGAGCTCGGCGCGTAAGGTCTGATCTCACCAGCGTGAGCCGAGCCGATACGCAACTTGGCTCGAGACAAGGATGGCCGGCCGGCGGTTACCGGGCGGTGCCAGCATCCAGCTCGCGATCGTCCCAGGTGGGGACCTGCGGCTCGAGTGGCGCGGCGGGCGTGCTCTCGACGAGAAGTGCCAGCATCTCGGTGCGCGAGGCGAGCAGGACGGCCGGCGGCTCGCCCGTGAGCATACGCCAGCGGCGAACGAAGTCTGTCACGGGCAGCTCGGCCACCGCTGATGCGCTGGACGTCAGGAAGTCCTGTAGCGTCTGCGCACGCTGGCCCATGTGCCTTGAACGGGCGTAATCCCGCGTCGATCCATTCGTCCGCCCCGGATGGTGAAGATATCGCTCCATCTCCGCGCACGAAAAAGCCCACCCGGATGGGACCCGGGCGGGCTTTACGCGACTGCGCCAGCGAGGCCGCACCGAGACCGACCGTCGAAAACGGCCACGATGCTGCTCTGCCGCCGCTCAGCCCCTTCAGCTGATCGCGAGAGGAAGCGTCGCGCGAAGCGGTTAATAGATCGCGACAGCGCGCAGGAAAAAGCCCGCGCCGGCGAACCGGGCGGGCAAAGAATGTCGGGACGATGCTCGCCGTGTCCTGTCGTGCCAGCGGCTGAGTTTGGGGAAGGTTAGCCGCCGCCACCGCTGCTACTGCCCCCGCCGCTGCCGGTCGACCGCGAACCGCGTGACGGCTGACCTGCATTGCCGCCGGCAGCAGAGCTTGCCGGACCACGCCCGCCAGTGTTGTTCGTGATAGGTGCTCCGGTACGCTTGGCCGACTTCATATGACGTGAACGCGCGTCAGCGGGCGTGGTCGTCTGTGTCATCACGAAGGATGATAGGGCTAAGGCGCATGCGCCAAGCAGGAGCTTCTTCACGGGAGTTCTCCAATTCACTCGAACCCAGACAACCCGTGATGAGAGCGTAATATCCGCAGCGCCGTACTCATAACCGTTCTCGGCGCGCCATTAGACGGATCAGCTCACGAAAAAGCCCCGCGCGGCGGTGCCGGTGGGGCTGAAGTCGGGAGGAGCCCGGGCTTCGCAAGCGGCGGGCCACCGGAATGCGGGTACGAAAAAACCGCCTCGGCCGGAGCCGGGCGGTTCGAGGTGGTTCGTTGAGAGGACTGATGGCCCGTCTACGCGCGGGAGGCTGCGCGGTTCCGGTCAGATCCGTGGCTCCCGGTCGAGCCAGGGTCGGAGCTTCTCGACCAGCCATCGCAGGTCAGGCTGGGTCAGGGCCAGCACCAGCACAAGGCTGAGCGCGATCACCCACTTGCTGCCGAGCAGGATGCGCTCCTTGGGCGGCACGCCCTCGCCAAACAGGTTGGGCGCGCTCACCATCAGCATGAAGCCAACGCCGGCCAGCGTGATGAAGTAGTAGTTCACCGCGTTGTTGACGACGAAGTTCTGGAAGCCACCGAACCGCCAGAGACCGCCGAAGATCCCCGTCCCGACCGAACCGATTGCGAGCAGGAAGACCCCCATCACGCCACGGTTCGATGGGTCCGGCCACCGCCGGCCGGCGATCGCCCGCATGGCGTTCGGCCAGTAGGTCACCAAGGCGATGGCCGCGGCCGAGAGGATGAAGACCCGAACGCATTCGCCGAGATCGTCCGGTGGCGTCGCGTGGGCAACGAGCCCGAATCCGATCGTCAGCAGGACGAAGAGCCAGAAGAACCGGCTGAACAGGACGTCCCTAATCCACTGCATCGTGCGCCCTGTCCATCTTCCTGAGCATGTCGGACATCGTCGCCTGGATCCGGGTCTCGGCCGACATCGCCTGCCCGGAGGTCAACACGAGGCCCAACGCGGCGCGGTCGTTGGCTTGGCGGGCCTTGCTAACCGAGGCTGAGCCCGCCTCAATCGGTACAACCGGCGGCGGTCCGCCCCGGCGCGTCGGGCGAGCCGACTTCGGCGTGGTGAGCCACTGCTGAAGCATCTTGAGCGCCCCCATCATGGCGGCCCCGGGAGACTCTGCCCCTTGCCGCCGAGGGACCAAGCGATGGCTCTGAGCACCTCGTGATTGCGGTCGATGCCACGCGCGTGCTCGCCGTTGAGCCGCTCCAGGTTGGCTACGTGCTGGACGAGCTCGCCGAGCTTTGCGGCCAAGCGCTCCATCGAGGCCGTCCTGTCAGCCTGCGTTTGCGAGATGACGTTGAGCGCGCCCGTGTTGTTGTTGAGCGCCGTCATCACCTCGCGGATTTCGGCGATCCGCTGGTCCGAGATGGCGCGATGCCGCTCGTCCCACGCGTCGCGGTCCTCTTCGTGTTCCTGCTGCTGCTTCTCGAGGGCGGCCTTGTGCTGCTTCGGCTGCCACCAGACGACGATCCAGGCGAGGATCGCGATCGCCGCAAGGGCAAGAACCAGAAGGGCGCCGGTAACGCCGCCCTCGGCGACGATTTTTGAAGCCGCGTCGTTGACCGCGGGGGGGATGCCAGTCGGGATCCCGGTCGGGACATCGGCCGCGGCGAGGAGGATGTGCTCCACGGCTCAGCGCTTCGGCGCGATCGCTGGCGCGGCGGTACCCTTTACCTTGTCGTAGGAACGCAGCCCCGCGATCCCGAGCATGCCGGTGAGCACGGTCATAAGTACCTCCGACGGCGGCACCGGCGGCATGGGGATGCCGATGGAGAGCGCGGCGTTCATGATGCCCGTCAGCCACGCGAGGAGCGGCTGCACAAGGGCCACGTAAAGCAGGCCGACGCCGCAGCCCCAGCCGACGAACGGGCGCCAGCCGCCCACGAACAGCGACGGATTCTGCGCCTCGGCCGTGTTGGTCTCGGCCTGGGCTTTGGCGATTTCGGCGGCGGACTGCGCCACCGCGGCCTCGCGATCAGCGACGAGCTTCTGCATCTCGATCGCGGCCTGCGCCTGCTGCCCTGGATCCGGGATGAAGCGGCCGATGATGTTGGTGATGCCCTCGATTACCGCGGGGGCAGCGGTGAGAGCTCCGATGATTCCGGCGGCCATAGCGTCAGTCCTTCTTCGCGGGCGGCATGTTGGTGCGGAGATTGGCGAGGAGTCGGCTGAACAGGCCGGGCTTCTTCGGGGCCGGCGCGGGAGCGGGCGCAGCTACCGGCGGATCGGCGGCACGGCGTGGTGCAGGGGTGACGAGCGGCGGCACCGGAGCGACGGTGACCGGCACGACAGGCGCAGACGCAACCACGCCGCCCGGGGCGTGCCCGGCAGCCTTCAGCGCCTTCACGAACGCGTCGTAGTAGGCGGCGATCGTCGACGCCTTGTCGGTCCCGTTGATGATCCGGCGCGCGTTGACCGGGTCGGGCAGCTTGCCGGGCCCAAAGTAGTCGGCGAGCTTCTTGCCGGTGAACCAGCCCTCGGCCATCCCGAGGAACATGACCGGCGCCGCGATGTCCGGCGTCATCGCCATGTCGGGCGCGGCGGTCAGGTCCAGGCTGTGGTCCAGATAGCCCCGGTTCTGCAGCTCGCCCGTCGCCCGACGGTAGTTCGCCCGGCCGGTGAGTTGGACGTAGCCGCGCCCACAGAACTTGGCGCCGTCGCCCGGGACCGTGTTGCCCAGCGTCTTCGCCGTCGCGGGCCGGTCGCCCTGCGGATCGTACATCCGCCGGAAGTAGGCCTCACCGCCCATCTCCTTGATCGGGAGCATGGTGCGGGCTGTCTCGTGGAAGGCGGTCGCGAGGCAGTAGGCCAGTTCTTGGCTGCCGAGATCCGGCGGGCAGGCGTCGAGGATCGCAGACATTCCCGAGACCTGCCCCTGCGTCAGGGCCATCGGGAACGGGTTCTTGCGCGCAGCCGCGAAGAACGCGCTGCGGTCGAGGCTCGCGGCCATGGTGGTCTCTCAGGCTGTAGGGAGGGAATGCGACCCGAGCTTCAGCCCAGGCGGTCAATGGTGTTTTTCAGGATGGCCGCGAGTTGCGGCTCGATCCCGAACCGGTCGACACACATCGGCAGATTGACCGCCTTGTTCGCGTTCCGCTCGGCGGCGGCGCGCCAGTCGCAGAACATCTCCACGAGGTCGAACAGGTCCATGCCGGCCACGCCATCGGCATAGTGCTCGGGATGATGGGTGTTGGCCTCGTAGTGGTGCTTGAGGCCCTCACCGAGCCGAGTGAGGCTGGCCTTGTACTCGTCGGAGCCGAACGTCAGCTCCTTCAGCTTAGGTGTTTCACGATCAAAGAACGGCTTCTCCTCGGGACCGAGTTTCGATTGATCGTGGACCCGTCCGCGCTCCAGCATCTCCGCAGCGAAGGCACCGAGAAAGTCCCGGACGCGATGGATGTGCGCGAGCGTCTCCGCTCGGCTGTCGTAAACCTCGGCCATGATCGCCTCTCGGGTTGTGGAGGAAGGGTCAGCGCCCGCGCGGCGGCCGGGCGCAGATCCAGACGGGGCCACCGCGCTCAATGAAGACCGGCACGCAGGAGCGGCGCCTGGGCTGAGCCTCGGCCCGCGCGGGTCACAGCACGGTGCCGGCGAGCCCGAGGGCGCCGATCACCGCCCACGTCTGCCCGTACTTCCGGAGGAGCGGCCCGATCGGGAAGCCGAGGAGCCAGATCACGGCGGCGATGCACCCGACGATGAGGGCGCCAGCCGCGATCACGATTAGCAGTCCCAGCACGTAGTCGACCCACGTGCAGGGCGGCGCGCCAGGCGTGAATGGAGAGCAGGCGCAGGCGTGCGCCAGCGCCGCGAGGAAGCGGGTCATGGACGGCTCCAGTCGGCGGGCGTCAGTCGCTCTCTTCGGCGGACAGGTGCAGCGTCAGCGCCGTCGTGGCGGGCTGGAACGGGTCGTAGTTCGCGAGGCTGCTCAGCAGCGAGATGACCGCCGGCATGGTGCGGGACTCGCGGACGATGCCGGTCACGGTGATCGTCTTGTCGGCGTTCAGCGTCAGGCCCGAGAGCCGGAAGACGTAGTCGCGTGTGCCGGTGGCCTGAATCGTGTGCCGAATGACCGGCAGCGCGGCGAAGAAACCCGCGGGGATCGTGGCTGACACCGTACCGCCCGCCGGCACGCTGATCGCCTTCGCCCAGGAGCCAGCCGGCTTGTCGCCGAGCGGCAGTTCCTTCAAGACGCCGCCGATCCGGCAGACGGGCCGGCGCTGGGTCACCTCAGGCCGCCTTCACCACGTAGTCGTCGGGCTCGAAGCCGATCTCTGTGGTGGAGATCCCCTCGCCGATGAACTGGTCGATCTTGCCCGCGCCGCTGATCGGCGTCGCGGTGAAGCCGCCGGCCGTGGTGTCGAGGTAGTACCGCTGGCCGGGCACGATGCCCGTGAGCCCGGTGATCTTGCGCCCGAAATAGACGGTGACCTGCGCGCCGGACGCGACGGAATCGAGCACGAAGCCGTGGCAGGGCTTGCCCTCGGCGGTCGCGTCGGCCTTGCGCACGGACGCCGTGTTGCTGCTGTTCCAGATGGACACGAGGTTGCCGGCCGACAGGGCTTCGGTGGCCGGCAGCACCTTCACGTCGGCACCGTAGGCGACCGGCATCACCGACGCATCGAGGTGGCCGGTATCGTCCAGGGCCGGAATGTCGCCGGCATTGGCGGCGCCGGCCGAGACGACCGTCCCCAGGATCTCGCGCCAGACACCGGCGACACGGCGGGCGAATGTCTTTGCGGGCATGCGCGGCTCCTACACTGCGAGGAAGTACGGCTCGTCGAGGTCGACGAGGAGGACGGTCGGCGCCGTGGCCCGGCCGATCCGCAGGACGCAGCCGGTGGCGGGCGGATCCTGGGTCAGAAGGCCGTCGAGGCCGAGGAATACTGGGCCGAGCGCGAACGACCACGATGGTTCGGCGACGGGACCGTGGGTCACCACCGGAATGGCGGTGCCCGCCACGGCAGCGGCAGTCGTCAGGCCGATCACCGCGCCGGCCCGTTCCGCATCGTCGCTGGAGGCGAGGTCGACGCCGCCCGGGACGGCGCAGACCACGCGGTGGCCGCCGAGGTCTGCTGCGGCGATGTAGGGGTCGGAGAGGAGGTTGATCAGCCGACGCTTCTGGAACTCGCTCAGCAGGTAGGCCATCAGCTCGTCGGCCGATGCGAAGGCGCTGCCGTCCAGCCGCGCGTAGTTCTCCCACGCGTCGTTGACGATGTAGTCCGCCCCGTGAAGCACGCGGATGCCGACGCCGATCGCCGTGAAATCGGCGGTCAAGGACCCTGCCGTGAAGCTGTCCCGATACCCCTCAATGTAGAGGGCGTTCGTATCAAAGAAGACCGCTGTCATGCTGCGGCTACCGTCGGCCGGACGAACAGGCTCTCGGGGCTCACGACGCAGGGCACCGACGACTGCACCATGACGAGGGCGCCGTTGTTCTTGAAGCCTGAGCCAGGAAAGACCTGGAACAGCTCGTCGACCCGCTCCGACGTGCCGGCTGGGGCGACTAGCGTGCGGGCTCGCGTGGCGGCAGCGCCTTGGATCCCGCTGGTATTGCCGATTACGAAGAAGTTGGTCTGGAAGGCGCCTTCCGCGATCTGCGCCACGACGGAGAAGCGCACGCGGATGTCGTAGCTATCACCATCGGCCCGCGCCCGGACGGTGCAGCCATCCGGGTCAAGGAAGGAGAAGTCTGTGAACGGCCCGCGCAGCGAGTTCGCCATCATCAGCGGCGCGGTCAGCGTGAACGGCTTCTGCTCACCCGGCACGAGCATGATCGGCGTGGCCGTGATCTCGTCGTAGCGGATGTAGCCGTAGTCGCCGGGGCCGCCCTGCGGGCCAGCCGGCCCGGGCGGACCCTGCTGATCCGTCACCAGAAGCGTCGAGGGCACCGGGGTCAGCGCAAGCCGAACCGGCGCATCCGTGACCCGAAGCGCTGCGGGCGGCTGCTCAGCCAAGCGCAGCACGACCGGATCCTCGGTGCGCAGAAGACCGACCACGCGGCTCATGGCACGAACGTCCGCGGATCGAGCGGCAGGATGCAGATCAGCCCGTAGGGGTACGTCTCGCCCTCGGCATCCGTGTAGGTCACCATGATCCGGCAAGGATAGCCGCGGCTGTCCAGCCGATGCGGGATGATGTCCTTCGTCTGCTCGGGCGCGAGATAGAACTCGAACGAGGCCGTCGCGACGTCGATGTTCCGGGCGGCGATCGGCGACGGCGCGAGCTGATCGGGCACGTAGAGTTCGCCCGCGATCGTCCACGTGGAGATGTCGAGCGGCGCGCCGTCGAGATCGGTCATCTGAGCCGGGATGCGCCACGCGTAGCCGACGTAGCGGCTGATCGCGATCGGCGCGGGAGCGGGCGTCGTCGACATGCGCGAGCCTCAGATCGTCAGGCGGTGAAGGTCGGCCACTTGATCGCGGCGAACACCGCCTGCGCGAGCTCCGCGTCGGCTGCGGCCTCGATCTCGGCCTTGGCCAGAAGCCGGGCACCGCGGATCGCCGCCCCGGCCTGGAGGTAGGCCTCGTAGGCGGCCTTGACCGAGCGCGCGACGCCCAGCACATCGGTCGCAGGCTTCTTGGTCTGCGGGTCGATATCGACGCCGATGGTGACCGCCAGCATCGGGTAATCCGATGCGTTCACGTCGCCGGTGGCCTGCAGGGCAGCCCGCGCCTGCGCATAGGCCTCCTGGTACTCCATCGCCTGACCGGAGCCGGGCGTGATGAGCGTCAGGCGCAGCGCCTCCGCCGCGGCGTCGATCTGGGCCTTCAGGCCGGCCTTGAAGGCGGGGAGATCTACCGGCGCATCGACCAGAGGCGCCGGAGGCGTGAACGTCACCTTGCCCTTCGCGTCGACGGCGTAGCCATAGCCCTCGCCGACCGAGGTGTCGGGGCATGCGACGAGCGTTGCCGCGATATCGGCATGGAAGGCGTCGGCCACCTCCACGTCGTCCGGAAGGCTGATGATCTCGGCGACGGCGCCGTCGTGGATGCGAGCGTAGCGCATGAGCAGGCGTCCTCAGTAGGTGATGTTCACTTGGCCGGCGCCGCCGAGGCCGCCAGCAAACCCGTTGACGCCACCCTGGCCGCCGGCGCCGGGCGAGTAGCCGCCCTGGCCCGCTGCGTTGAGCGCCTGCGTAGGCGGTGGGCCGCCGAACTGCGCGGCGCCGCCCACGCCGCCGCCCGCGATCCCAGGGCCGGACAGGTTGAACCCGACAGCACCCGCCCCGGACTGGGCATTGAACTGGCCGCCGGACCCGATGCCGCCGGGTGAGGACGAGGGGTAGACACCCGCACCAGCTTGGCCGCCACCGCCGCTGCCCCCGGTGGCAGACAGCAGGGAGCCGACCGAGGAGGTGCCGCCGTTGCCACCTCCAGAGGGGCTCGGAGAGCCGAGACCCGCGGTGCCACGGGCGCCGACGATGACGGGGATCTGCTGACGCGGCGATACTTGGTAAGAGCCTTCGGCATAGCCGCCTGCGCCACCGCCGCCAGCCACGGCACCAGAGGCGCCCGATCCGCCTCCGCCCGCACCGCCGCCCCAGACTCGGCAGAAAATCTTGAAGATGTTGTCTGGAACGATGAAGGTGAACGAGCCCGGCGTCGTATACGCCACGCCACCGCTATTAGCGGCAAGGAAGGTCGCAGCGGTCGAGCCGGTATCGCTGGCCACCGATCCGCTGATGCGAAACCGGGTGCCATCGAACCGGAACTTGAACGGCGTGTTGGCCGGCACGTCGCCGGCCACGAGCGGCGCGGCGGCTCTGCTGGTCAGGTTGAGCTTCCCAGGCAGCAGGCCGAATCCGGTCAGGGTCACGGTCATCGGCCCGGTGTTCGGCGCGCTGATGACGCCGGAGAACTCCATGCCTGCGAGCAGGGCGGGCCAGATGATAGAGCCGGGAAGCGCGCCGGTCAGATCGTTCGCGGTGAGAGGTTGTGCGAGCGTGCCGAGCCACGTGCCGCGCGAGATCGACTGCCCCAGCTGGGTCGTATCGGAGCCGTCGGCGCTGTCGGCCAAGCCGCCAGCCCTCTGAGCGTTCAGGATCTCCGACTGCGGGTCCACGAACAGCCCGAATGGCGGGAACGAGCCATCCGTGCCGGTTCCTGGATTGCCGTTCGTCCACGGCAGCGCGGCGTTCTCGATCCCGGTTGCCGGGTCGAGCGGGGAATGCTGCTTCAAGGGAGTGCTCCGGGTGAGCCGGGGTCAGGAAGCCGTCGCGACGACGCGCAGGATCGGATCGTTGCCGAAGCGCGAAGTGCCGGAGTTGAAGCGCTCGACCGTCACGGTCGGAGCGGTGTCGTGGTAGTCGAACAGGACGATGGTGTGCGCCGGCTTCCAGCGCCGGAACAGGCACTCCAGATCCTCGGCCTTGCGGATCTCGAGGATGGCGTCGCGGCCGAAGCTCGAGGCGCCGAACCGGAAGCGGGTCGTGCGACCGCCGTTCACCCGGACCTTCCAGTAGAAGCGCACCGATGGCGGAGCGATCTGGCCGCGCCGGCCGCCGAACGAGGACAGGCCGAACTGGAACGGCCGGAACTCGGTGATGATGATCGCGTACCCGAGGAACGCGGCGACCCCGATGAAGAAGGGGATGCTCTGGCCGCCCTCGGTCGTGAGCTTGTTCACCAGCGCCTTGCGGCGCTCGGCCAAGGTCTGCACCACGGGGACGCACGGATCCGGCAACCCGAGGGCGCGCTCCCAGTCCGCCAGCATCTCGTAGGTGAAGCGGGGATCGGTCTCGATGAACAGCAGGTCGGCCGCGCGCGCATCGACCTTGTCGCCCCAGACTTTCGCGAGCCCGCGCGTCAGGTCGGACAGCGCCTCGTCGTCGCCTCTCGGCGCGTCATCGTCGGGGGCCGGCGGCGCGGCGCGCGGCCAGGCCGGACCGACCGGGTGCAGGTCGTCGAAGGCGACGGCGTAATCGTCGGCCGAGCGCCGGATGAACTGGTCGGCCATCAGGTGAACGTCACGCTGCCGAGCGTCGCCATGCTGCCGTTGTTCGGCATGACGGCGTCGAAGAAGGCGAGGTCGAAATAGTCCACGCCCTGCGCGGCCGAGATCGCCTCGGACACCCAGGCCGCATAGATCGTCTGGGCCGGCACCAGGCTGCCGTTCACGGCGCGGGCCGGCGCGGCGCGCTCCTGCAGCATGTCGCCCAGGCTGGCGATGATCGCCGCCCGGGTCGAGAGATTGTCGACCGACAAGCTGCCGACGGTGACGGCGATCGGCTGCAGGATGGGTGCGACCACGAACAGGTCGGCGGTGACCGGGCGTTTCATGTCGAGATGGGCCTGGACCTGGGCCACATCGGCCGCCGTCGGTACGCCGCCCAAGGACGCGCGCAGGTCATCCATCATGAACCGGACGGTGACACTGCCCGGGCCCATCTCGTTGGGCGCACACCACGCCCGCGTGACGCCCGGCACCTCCAGGGCCCAGGCCACGTAGTCGTCGGCATCGCCGCCCATCGGCGGCTTGCGGATGCGGAACAGCACGCGGTCGCGGAGCGCGTCGACGCTCTCGATGTCTACCCCGGGCGTCGTAACCGCGGTGACCGTAGCCGATGCCGTGACGCCCGAGATCGCGGCAACGAGCCCGAGCGCTGTGCCGGCGTCGAGGTTGCCGACTACACCCGCGGTCAGAGCCCGCACGCTGATCGGCGTGGCCACGTCGGATCCGCCGAGCGTCACGTCCGCGAGCGACTGGAACAGGATGCCGGCCTGGCTGAACTGCGTGCCCTGCGACACGACGGTGCCGGCGGGCCCGGACAACGTCGCCGCAAGAACCGCGTAGGTCGCGCTCTTCCGGCCGCCGGGCAGGTAGATGTCGGCCCAGCGCTGGAGCATCTGCTCGCCGGCCTCGTCCGGCAGATACTCTTGCGCCTGTCTGGCGATGTACTGGAGCACCAGGAAGGCGAGTGCGCCGTTGTCGTCGGCGAGGATGCCAGCCGGGCAGTTGCCGGGCAGCGCGCCGACGCGCAGCGCCTCAATGACGGCGTCGCGGCTGAGCCCGCGGGTCTCGTCGAGCGTAGGGATCGCGAGCGGCATGCGTCAGGCGCTCGGGCGGACGGTGACACCGCCGATGTCGGCTGGCGGCAGATCGCGCGGCACAAGCCTCATCGTGCGCACCGATCCGACGTCGGTGATCTCGCCGACCAGCTGCACATCGGCGCCGGGCGAGATCTCGGAGGATCGCAGCACCAAGCGGACGAAGCCAAGCGGCCCTTGCTCGGATCCGATGACCGTGTAGGCCCGTGGCAAATGCGAGAGCACCAGCGCAAGCACATCGGGTGCGATATCAATGATGGCCGTGCCGCAGTCCTGATCGCGCGGCGGCTGGATTGGCGTGCGCCAGTCCTTTGTCATGGTCAGCCCCTCACCCCGTTCCAAAGCGTGGCGTAGCGCAGCTCGATCGACGGCAGCGGTCCGCGGTAGAGCACCGCCTTTACGTCGATACCCTCGATGCTCATGCGCTCGCCCACGACGCTGAGCCGGGACGCCACGCCCTTCTGGACGAAGGGCTGGAGCGCCTCCCGGGTGTAGTCCTCCGCTCGGGCAACCGTGCTGCCCTGGCGCGCTTCGGGACCCGTGATTGTCACCCGCTGCAGCAGCCACAGGCGCGTGCCGATCGGCCAGCCGTCGCGGATGCCCGCAGCATCGAGATCGCCCCACCAGCCCCGGCGGTCGGTGTCGCCCGGGACCGGTAGCTTGTCGTCGGCGCGGGCCAGCCGGTCCGTGCCCAGCGCCACCACCACGCAGTCGACGAGGTCGAGCGAGGGATCGCGCTGATCCACGGGGGTAAGGAGCCACGCGCGCGTCACCGCGCGGCGAGAGTGGACGACGATGGTATCGGACAAGCGCGTCCTCAGCTCTGTCTGAACAGCATCGACCGGGTGAGGCCCTGCACGAGGCGCTGCTGTGGGGCGAGGAAGCCGAGCCCCGGGCCCGCCCCGTTGATCAGGCTTTGAAGGGTGGCCCGCAGCTGGGCGACCTGCGCTACGACCGGGTTGTTCGCGGCGAGGTAATCCACCTGCGCCTGGAGCATCGCCGTGGCCGCGCCCGCGATGTCGGACGGGATAGGCGCGTCGCCGAGCGCCTCGATCCGGGAGAGCAGGCCGTCGACCTGTGCCGCGACCGGGTTCTGCGCGATCAGGCTCGCGATCTGCGCCTGGGCATTCGCGATCAGCCCCTCGACGCCGTCGGACAACACACTGGTTGCCCCCATCATGCGGGCCGGGTTGAGGAAGTCCTGAAGAGCCGTTTTGATGGCGTTCTGAAAGTAGGCCTGCAGCTGGCCCGAGGCGAGCGCCTTCATGGCGTCAAGGCCCGCCGGCGAGCCACTGAGCGCGGCGGTGACCTGCGTCGAGGCGTTGAGCGTCGACAGCCCTTGGACGACAGCCTCCGCGTTCACCCGAAGCTTCGACACCACGTCGAAGAGGGCGTGATGCGAGTCCTTCAACTGGGTCAGCTGCGCGACGACGCCCTGGAGCTGCTGATTGAGCTCGTAGTTCCCGGAGGCGTCGGGCTTCGTCCCAGCGGTCACGCCGACCGTTTTGCCTGTGACCGTGGTGGCATCCGTCGACGTGGTGGCCAGCGTGCCGGCTGCCTTGCCAGTGATCGTCGTGGCCGGCTTCTTCTCGACGTTGAGGTCCGCGCCCTGGTTCTTGGCCTGGGCCGCTCCCTGACCGGCCGTCACGCGCAGGTCAAAGCGCTTCGGGCTGTCAAGGACGACCGAGACCTCGTTGAGGTGGATCGTCTGCTTGTTGGCGTCGGCTACCGCCGTGTCGCCGGGCTTCATGCCGTTCGGACGGAATCGGCGGTCGGCCGCCGGCAGCGCGATCGGATGCGAGTTGTTGCCCGTCAGGGTGGCGAGGACGATCTCGGCCGCGCCCTTGGCGTCGGGCGGCATTGGGTAGTGGGTGACGCCGGCCGAGTGCCAGTGCTCGACCTCGGTGAGGTTCTGCTGATCTCGGATCCGGACACCAAGCTCCTGCATGAAAGGCGAGTCGTTGATCGTGGTGATGATGCCCCGGGAGAGGCTCGCCACCACGCGATCACCGGAGGTGCGCGTCGTCGTGCGGTTCATGCGCCGTAGAGCCCTGGTGGCGTGCCGCCGGCCTGCACTTGGTCACCGCCGTTGTAGGCGCCGGGCAGCACCAGGGTGAGCTGCGATAGCGTCCCGGCGGGCCCCTGCGTCGCGCTCACCGCTTGGATGGCGAGGTTGATGCGGTCGTTGGTGAACAGCAGCGGCGAGTACACCGAGACCGGGTCACCGATGTGCTCCAGCCAGAGGCTGCTCTCGTCTCGGAACCAGCCCTGCACGGTGATCTGCACCGTCAACTGGTCCGCGAGGTTGTAGCCGTTCTCGTGCTGCGCCCGCATGCGCATCTCGGCCTGATCGCCCGGCATCTCGGCCGCGAAGATCAGCGGGACGTGTTCCTTGACCGAGGAGTTCTTCACCGTGGCGGACTGGTCGCGGGCTGCGTCGCCGAAGCGCTCATCCTTCCCGGGCCGCTGGCCCTGCGCCTGGATCTCGCTGAGAGCGCCCTCGTAGTTGAAGCTGGCCGACCCAGCGAGGATGTTGCGGCCCTCTTGCAGGTCAGCGATCGTCTTCGTGGCGCTGTCGAGCCGATAGCCGATGAGGTCGCCGTTCTTCTCGCAGAGGATGTAGGCGTTCCGCATCCGGCAGAGGCGCTCAATGAACGCGAACACCGTCTCGCCGAACTGGACCGCGACCTTCTCGAAGGGCTTGTCCATGCCGGACGTGTCGCCCTTGACCGAGAACTTCGTTCCGTGGGGCTTCAGCGCCGCGTTCGCGATCTGCGAGAGCGTGTAGCCCTTGTACTCGCCCTTGTTGTGGTCGACCGTGGCCCGCACGACAGCGGCCGAGTTGGTCGTGCCCAGGATCTGCAGACCGTGCTGCTGGGGATCGAACGCCGGCTGGCGCCCGGTGATCCGCCCCTTCGAGATCACCTGCCGGCCGCCGAGCAGGATCTCGCACTCGTCGCCTATGCCGAGCTTCATGCCCGCCCAGTTCGGCGCGCTCTCGATCGGTGAGGCGGCCGTGAAAGAGAACTTCGGGAAGGGATCGACGCCGGACCGGGACACGCTCACGGTCTCGAAGTTCGAGAACCGCTGACCGTTGACCACGATCTCGGCGACTTCCGTCGGCTTCGGCATCGCGGGGCCTCAGGCGGACAGGGCGCGCCCGGCGCGCGGCGCGAACAGCGGGTGCACGACGTCGTTCTCGGCCACGAGCTCGTCGGCACGGCCGGCATCGCCATAGAGGCGCTGCGCCAGGGTGAGCGACGAGCGTCCCCGGCCGAAGGTGTAGGTCACGAGCTTCGGCAGCGGGCGGGAACGGTCGGTCAGATCGCGCACCATGGCGGCGCGCAGGCCGACGAGCGCTCGATACCCAACCGCGTCGCCGGCATCGGCCGCCGCGCTCTGCGAGACGTCGAAGGCTGCCGCTACCAGCCCGAGGACGCGATCGACCTCGTTCCGGCTGGTGTAGGTGGTCGCCGCGGTGATCCGGGCTTCCTGGATGCAGCAGAACGCCATGCTGCGCGCCTGGACCAGAAGCGACCGGGCGTCCGGCGCCGGTAGCCCGGCAATCGTCGCCCGAAGCCGTTCCGTCGCATCGACCGTCATCCCGGTCTGCCGCGCGAGGCTGAAGCAGGCCGCCAGCGGCCAAAACAGCGCCGCCTGCCGGAGCAGCTGGGGCGCATCGGCCCGCAGGTCTCCGACGGCCGCGTCGAGATCGGCGCCGGCTGCGGCGAGATCCTGTGCCCCGCTGAACGCCAGGATGGCGTCGAGGACAGCGCCGATCAGGTCGAGCGTGGGCTGATCGCGGCGCAAGCTCATCTAGGCGCCCCCTCCGGTCAGCGGTCGATTGGGATCACGCAACGCATACAGCCCCTGGTCGCCGCCACTCGCCACCGCCGCCTCGGCGTTATCGGCGCTCGTCTGCACCTGATTCTGCGTGGCGTCCGTGACCGTGAACGCAGCATCTTCGCCCGCCTCGAAGAACGGGATCTCGATCTCGCAGTAGCCGCCGCGGTCCTTGCGCTCGACGAGGTTGTAGACCCCGTTCTTGACCTCGAACTCGCCGAAGGTCGGGTGCACCAGGGTGCCGACGCCCTCGCTCTCCAGTTCGAAGACGAGGTCGTCCCGCATGTCCTGGTAGTCGGGCCCGACGCAGTAGGCGGTGACCGCGAACGAGCGACCCTTCCGACCCATGTCCTCCGGGTACGGCGTGTCACGCTTCGGGAACTCGTGCGGGGCGATCCGCCGGCCGCCGGAGCGTGCGCCGACCTCAACGTAGAAGGGCGCGCCGCGGAAAGAGGCTGGGCGCAACCGATCGCGCCAGGGGCTGTCAGCCATTCAACCCTCTCGACAACCTACGCGCGACAGCTACCTTGCCGGCCATGCGCATAATCCTCGCCGCTCTCGCATTTGCCGTTGCTGCCGGAGGCACAGTGAAAGCGGAGGAAGCTATCCGAACAGAAAACCGCTTAATCGCTAATGCGGCTTACGTACTGAGATCAGCAGGTCTCTATTTTTCGTCTAACCTTGAGATCTTATCACCACAGCGTGCGGTCTTTACCGGATTTAACGATGGCCCGGTCTTGGTAGCTCAACTTGATAAATGCGTTTTTGCCATTCGCTCAAAAGGCACGACAGGTTTTAAGATTGATTTCAGCAAATTATATCAAACGTATTATTTTGATCGATCGAGCGGTCAGTGGAGAATGGTTTTTCCTGGCGATGGACCGGCGTTCTGCCTGATCAACGACGGCCAACAAGATGCATGCTATAGCAGTGCGAAATTCAACAGAGGCCCGGCTATCAATAATTCGGAATTCGTTGCTAGCGTCTCGTTCATATTTGACAGCGGCTGTCGAGTCGCTACGCCTCCGCAGCCTAAGCCCCGGTTTTGATGATGCGCACGCTCCTCGCCGCTCTCTTCCTTGCTGCAACTGCCGGTGAGGCCGTCGCTGCTGATGTTTACCTATTCGATCTTCTGCATCGACCGGACTATAAACGCGCATACAGCGCTATGCTCAAGAGTAATCCAGCTCTACCAAAGTGGGTAGCTGCCTACAGCCGCACGCTAAATGGACCATCTCAGGCCGCCAAGGATATCAGCGCGGATGGCGAAACGTATTTATTGGCCGATGTGTGCAAGGTTCACGATTGCATGGATCATAAGCTCCAGGTGATATTCTCACCCGATGGGCGGCAAGCGTGGGGACGTCTGTATGAGAACGGCAACATTAGCTGGATAGGCCGTCCCTCGCCAGGGCTTAGAAAGGCCGCCGAACAGATCGAGTTCTAGTCCGCCTTCCTCATCTGCGCACCGTTCTGCGTGCGCACTTCCTGGAAGAGATTGCCGTCGACCTTGGTCTTGATCTTGGTGTCGGGCCCGGGTTTCTCGACTATGTTCGTCACACTGCCATTTACCGGTGAGCCAACCACACCAGCTTGAGCGGCAGCGGCGCCAACACGGGCGCCATCCATCCGCATCTGCTCGCGCTGCGCATCCTGCTTGGCACGGGTAGCTCGCAGAGCGATCCCGAGATCGCGAGCCGCTCGCCGATCGTCATCATCGCTGTAGAAGGGCTTTTCGCCTCGCCGGCGCTCATCGCTCGGGTCCGCTAGGACTTCGGCGCGCCGGACAAAACCGCCCTTCACGGTCTCGCGCTGCCGGCTGGCCTCGTCCATGGTGACGCCAGGTGCGTCAGGCATCGAATTCGGCTTGAGAACGCGTGGGGTGCCGTTTGGAAGCAGGCTGGAATCGCCGCTGTCGGCGCGCTCGGCCTGAGGGATGTTCGGCCCTACGCGAAGGGCCTCACGCACAGCTCCTGATCGCCGGTTGATGATAGCCGGACTCTCGAACTCGCCCGTGATCGTGTTGGTGTCGCGCTCCAGATCGCCAGAGCCGCGGCCCAGCAGGATGCTCCGTGTTCGCGGGTAAGTCCCCGACATGGCTCGGTGCGCCATCTCGCGCATTTGCCCCTCGGCTGAATTGCGGCTGAAGCCATTCGCTTCAAGCCACCGAACCATGTCGCTACGTCGCGCGCCACGATAGGTGCCCCAGCCCTTCGGATCGCGTGCGCCGTAAATCCCGTACCCAGTGCCACCATCGTGGACCTTGTTGGGGTCCAGCCCAGATTCCATCGTCGCCTGGCCAACCAAGTGTGCGGCAGCCTCGCGCAAGCGCTCCTCAGGAACTCCTTCACGACGGAGCTGGTCCATCGCGTAGGCCATCATCTCACCGGTCCGGGCCGCGCCGCCGCCCCGCTCAGCTCGCGCGCCTCGCCTTCCGGCACTTGGGGCAATGCTGGGCACGTCTGGCCGAGGCCCAATGGGTGGCAGGCCCGACCGCGAGCCCCCGAGTCCATTAAAACGCCCGCCACCGAAGCCGCGCCCAGGCAGCCCAGACGGCCCACGCTCACCCAAGTAGCCCGGACCGGAACCGCCACGCCGCTCAACCTGCGGGCCGCCATGAATGACAGGATCATCGACGCCCGACGGCAGGTTCGCACCGCCGCCATAACCGCCGCCGAAGCCGCCGATCCGCCGGAAGCCGCCCCCACCGCCGAACGATGCAGTCTGCACGCGCGCGCCCGCGAACGGGCCCTCGCTCTCGGCCGACGATTTCTGCGCAGTGGCCTCGCTGCTCTTCTCGCTCTGCTTCTCGCGCAGCCGCTTCAACTCGATCGTGAGCTTCTGCATCTCCTCGCGCAGGGCGTCTGCCTGCTTGCGGGAGGCATCGGTTACGGTGCCGGCCCGCTCCATGCTCTCGAAATTGCCGAGCCGGCCCTGGATCTCGGCGATGCGGTTCTCAATCGGTGCAGTCGCCCGGGCGCCCACGGTCTCGTTCTGCTGCCGCGTGAAGTCGGCGCGACGCTGTTCCGGGCTGCGCTCGCGTAGAACCTTCAGCCGCGCCTCGGCCTCCTCCAGGTCCTTGCCGACCTTCTCAGGGGTGTCGAGGACGCCGAGCCGCTGTTGAAGGCGGCCTATGGCGTGGCCTTGCGCCTCCGCGGCGACGTCCTTCATCTTACGGAGGCGATCAACCCGCTCCTGAGCATCGATCTCATCATCACCGGCGCGCGGGGCGAGCTTGCGGGCGAGCGGGCCAGAAGCCCCATCGGCGCCGCGCAGCGCCTGCATGTACTCGCCCTCGCGGATCGCATGGATGGCCTCGGCAACCTCATGGAAGGCTGTCGCCAGCGCGCCGGCGAGACGGGTGCTCTCCTTCAGGAAGGCAACCGAGTCATCGCCGGCCTGCTTCCAGTCGATCCCGACGAGCTCCTTCTTCACCTCCTGAAGGCCTTCGCGCAGCCCCTTCAGCAGATCGCCGCGCTGATCCGAGACGAGTTCGTTGATCCAGGTCGTAAACTGGGTGGCCGGCCCCAGCAGCTCGCGGGCGATCAGCAGGCCGAACCGGGACATCGACCCACGCAGGTCCGAGATCGACCGGTCGAACTTCTCCGCGTTGATGATGTCGTCGGGGTTGAACACCCCGATCTTCTCGCGGGCCTTCTTGAACAGATCCACGACCTTGCCGAGGTGGCCGTCGGCCAGGCGCGCGAGATCGCTGTTCCCGAAGAACTGCTGGGCGAAGATACCCCGCTCGACCGGGTTGCGGATCGTCTCCATGAAGGCGAGCGCCTTCTTGAGCTTCTCGCCCTCGTCCGAGGTGTGCTGCAGGTCGGTCGCGAAATCCTGGAAGGCCTTCCGGCCTGCGGCGTCGCGGCCCTGCCGGATCACCCAGTTGAAGGCTTCACCGGTCCCGATGGAGAACGTCCGCATCTGTGCGGCGAAGTTCTTGGCGCCCGAAGCGACGGCGTCCTGCTCGATGCCGAACCGGCCAGCGACCGCGCCGAACTCCTGCAGGGTCTTGGCGGCGATCCCGGTCTCGCGATGCAGCTGCCCGAGACCGGTCAGGTTGCCGTTGAGCTTGTTCAGTGCGGCCGAGATGCCGGCGACGGCCGCGCCCGCCGTGAGGCCGGTGATGCCGAGCGCGGCGAAGGCCGGATTGACGACGCTGGATGCGGTGCGGGCGGTCTTCTGAAGCGCGCCCTCGACAGCGCCGAAGCCCTTAGTCAGCGTCTCGCTGTGGTTCGCGCCGGTCCGGCTGACGTCGAGGAGCTGCGCGCGGAGGGCTTTCAGCGGACCGGTGAACCGATCCGTGACCTCCGCCTGCATTCGCAGGGCTTCATCCGCCATAGAGCTTGGCCTCGATCATCTCTTCGAGCACGTCGGGCGTGTGCTTGTTGAGGGTCGCGATGTACTCGGGCGAGCGGCTGAGCATGCCGGCCGGATCGCACCGGTAGATCATCGCTAGGCGGAGGCCGGCGCGGATGAGGTCTTCGGCGGCGCCGGCAGAAAAAAACCGGACAGCTGCCAGGCGCAGAAGGTCCAGTCCGCGGCGCTCATCTTCGTCAAGAACGGCGGGTTGGTCGCCGACAGGCGCGCCATCATGGCGGTCATCTGCTTGCCGTCGAACCGCATCGTGCCCATCGGATCATCGGCGAACATGTCCATGATCACCGGGTTGCCGCCGACCTCGATGATGTCCATCGCGGTGGGCTTGCGGAAGAACAGCTCCTCGATCCGCTTCAGGACGTCGCCGTTCGGGGCCGTGATCTCGATCGGCTCCGAGAGCGTGACCTTCACGGCCCAGGGCGTGCCCGCACCGGCTGAGGTGCTGCCCTGCCGCTGCGGGGCGGGTTGCTGCGCGGGATCGGCCGCTGGCGGGTCGGTGAAGCCGTCCATCAGAACTCGCTCCCGCTCATGCCCTCGAACCGGACGCGGACCATGCCCTGCTCGGTGTTGATCTCGAACGCGGACTTCGTCCACGCCTCGAACAGCGAGTAGGTCTTTCCGCTTGCGGTGGTGGCGGTCACGGTCGCGTCCGTGATCGCCTCAAGCGCCTCGGCGGAGAAGCCCTGAGTGGTCGACACGTCGCACTCGATGAACTGGACGCGCGGCTTCTCCTCGTAGCCGTGTGTGCCGTCGAGACCGGCGATGCCGGTGCGCTCGACCTTCGACAGGCTGACGGTCACATTCGATCGCACGTCGAGTTGCACGCCGTCGGCCACGATCGAGGTGGTGCCAGCGAAACGCCTATTGGCCATGGGTCAGGCCTCCTGAGGGTGAGAACGGCCGCGAGGGCCCGGTGAGAGCCCGCGCGTCAGCTGGCGCCGCGACCGTACTGGAGGCGGAACTGACCCAGCACCGCGAGGGTGCGAAGGCCGTTGATGAGATCCGGCGGGTAGATGACGTTGAGGCGGGTCGGGATGTTGGAATCCCGCACCACGGTCAGATTGTCCCTGAAGCTGTTGAAGTCCTCGGCGAGACCGTCGGTGATCGCGCCGTTGTACTCCGAGAGGATCTCGGCCTTCATGAGCGACGGCGTGACGATCTTCTGACCGGCACCGAACTTCGTACCGTCATTCGCCAGCTTGCAGCGCCCGTACTTGGTCTCCGCCGCCGCGCGCAGCCGCCGGAATAGGCGCGCGTTGGTGAACTGGGTCGTGACCAGCTCGAACGCGTCGTCCCCCTGGCCGTACTGATTGCGCTGGTAGGTGGTCTGCTCGCGCAGGATCTGGATGGCGCCCGACGGCCCGACCGCCTGGATGGCGAGACCGGCGTTGGCGAGCGCCTCGCGCTGGTTGAAGTTGAACCGGTCCTGGCGCTTCGCCGGCAGCAGCCCGGTGAACTCCAGGGTGTGCAGCGGCAGCGCCGGGTCGCCGAGCAGGCTGTCGGCGGCCAGCGCCGTGTAGGCCGCGCACAACTCCCAGGTCGTGGCGAGCGTCAGCGGCTCGAACGACATGATCGAGGTCTGCGGCGCGTTGCGGGTCGCCCCGTAGGTGAGCAGGTTGGCGTAGGTGTCGCGGCGGGCCGAGAAAATCCCGCCGTACAGCTGGCGCTGCCAACCCCACCGTCCCGACTGCGTGAAGCCGTACTCGATCTCCCAGAGCGCGAGCGAGGCGGCATCGGTGTAGGGCAGGCCGACGTAGTCGTACTCGTCGTCGCCCAACGCCGGGATCGCGGCGGTGAAGTCCGGCACGCCAGAGCCGCCCGAGAACTGCGTGTAGGTCAGCGCGAGCCCGGCCGGCAGCACCTCGCCGTTCAGCGAGCCATAGAAGCAGTCGGTCAGGACGATGTCGTTGCCGGTCAGACCCGGCCAGTCGCAGGTCAGATTGACCTTCGCCGGGTTGGTGCCGTCCACCGCGGCCGACATCGGCAGGAGCTGCGCGGCGTTCACCGCGGCGGCGATCTTCGTCGCGATCTGCGCGGCCGTGTCCGAGCCGTTGGCGAGCACGTTGACGTTCTGGCCGGCGAGATAGAGCGGAATTGTGCCGGCCTGGGTCGCCGCCGTGGTGACGGTGATCGCGCCGGCCGCCGCGACGCCGGCCGCCGGATCGGCGACCGCCATCATCCAGAGCTCATGGTTCGGCGCGATCGTGAAGAACACGATGGCCATGCGATGCAGCATCGAGCCGAAGCCGAACAGCGCCGCAGCGTTGTTGGCCGAGCCGACGGCGATCGGCACGTTCTTGGCCGCGACACCACCGGTCAGCATCTGCCCGGTCAGCAGCGCGGGCTCGCGCTGCGTCGACAGGCCGGCCTGGCTGCCATCCACCGTGAGGTAGAACAGCGGCTGCTTGAGATTCGACGGGATGTCGGAGAGGGCGCCAGCGACGGGCATGGATCAGGCCTCCTGGGCTTTGCCCGGGGCGGGCGTGGGCGGGGTGGGAACGGGCGAGGCGCGGCGGCGCGACGAGGCGTCCTGCTCCGCAGCTTCTGCGACGCCTTCGTCCGTGCGGCGGATCACGCCGTCGAGGATGAGGCGGAGCGTGTACTGATCGGCGATCCAGTCGGCGCCGCCCTCGGCGGGCATCGGCCCCTCAATCGGATGCGGGGGCACCACCGTCTTCTTGGAGACGGGCTCCACATGGAACTTCATGACGTCGTCTCCTGGGAAACGGGGATGATGATGGTGGGGCCTTCGGTGCCCGGGTCGTCGCCGCGCTTCAGGGTCACGGCCATGTCGAGGAAGGCGTCGGGGACGTTCGGCGAGAAGTTGACCCAAACCCGGAACGTCATCTCCAGGCGGAGCTCGGCGAAGTAGGTCTCGCCGTCCTGCGGGTAGATCCGCCGCCGCGTGATGCCGGTCACGGCCTCGAACAGCGGATAGCGGGCGGGATCGTCTTCGTCCTTCGACAAGTCGACGCCGCGCACGAAGGTCGGATCGGACAGCAGGCGCGCCTCGATCGCATCGACTGCGGCATCATTCTGCCCGTCGAGCACGTCGGTCGTCGCGAACCCGCGCATGTCCGAGATGCCGATCGTCACCTCGGAGTTGAAGCTCGGCTCGCCCGCGCCGGCATCGCCGTCCGGTGCCAGCCGCTCGCCCATGATGAACACGGAGATCTGCGGCAGCTTATCGGGCTGCTGCTGCGGCAGCGGGATCTTGCGCGGCGGCGTCTTGTAACCCGGCAAGGTAGCGAGCCGGTCGACGATTGCGTCGCGGATCTTCGTCGCGTCGGTCGTCACGGACCGATGACCTTGAGCGAGAGCGAGGTGCCGCCCTGGCCATCGTCGTCTCCGTCCTCGATCTCGCACATGCCGATCCGCGGCAGCGACATGTGAGCCGGGATCTCGATCAGGTCGCCCGGCGCAGGCGGGATCGTGAAGTCGGCCGCCTGGATGCCCAGGCTGTGCACCTGCGAGGACATGATGCCGTCCTCGGTCGGCACGTCGACCGGCCGGCTCGCCCAGACGCCCCGCGAGGCGTAGGGCTGGCCGGCCGGGATGGTCACACCGCCCTCGGCGCGCTCAGGCTGTGAGGCCTGCGGCGTCACGATGATCGGCCGTGCGAAGATGTCGATGCACGGCGCGAGTGTGAGGGCGGCGAAGTCGATCACGGCGTCAGGCGCCGCGCGGGATCAGGCGGACGCGGCCGACCGCGGACGGGTTGGCCGCCGGCTCGGAGGCGTAGCCCATCAGCGTGGTGCTGGTGTTCGACGTGGTGGCGTTGCCGGCGGCCGGATCCCAGTAGATCGCCTGTCCGACGGTCCAGGCCTGGGCCGGGACCTTCGGCAGCTCGAACACGCCGGTCGTCTTGCAGGCGACGGGCGCGCCCTGCGGCTGGGTCGTGGTGGCGATGCCGACCATGAGGCCGATGATGACCGGCAGGCCGCTCACGGCGCCACCGGTCGGGGCCGGCACGGTGAGGGTGCCGGCTTCCTGGATGAAGTTCTTCATGGCGCGCTCCTGCGCCGGCGGGACGCGCCCGCGCGGACCGAGAGATCAGGGATGGGTGAGGATGCGACCGGCTATCGTGGCCGGCCGCGCGGCGATCAGGCGCCGACGTTGCGGTAGAGGCCGCGCCAGTGGAGCGCCTTCACGCCCGCGTCGATCCGGACCTTCATCTCGGTGCCGTCGACGGTCCAGCCGTCCTTCTGGTCGAGGAAGGGCTCCTCGACGCCGTCGAGGTAGGTGACCTCGATCGTGTCCTGCTGGTTCGGATCCGCGGCCATGTACCAGGCAGTGCCGGTCAGGCGGCTGTCGGAGATCGGGGTGAACATGTCCCGTATCGGGTTGGCCACGGAGGCCGGATCGCCCGGGTAGTTCGCCGAGGTGATCGCCACCTTGGTCGGCATCCACAGGGCGGGCGGGGTCAGCACGTATTTCGGCATGACGCCGCCGCCGGTGCCGATGCCGCTGGTGTCGGTTTGGACCTGCATGGCCGCCATGGCCGCCGCGAGATTGGCGACGTTCGGGGCGCCTGCCACCGTCGCGAGGTTGCCATGCGCCGCGTTGAAGAGCGCGACGCCGTCCTGCATGGTCGGGTTGCCGTTCAGCACCGCGTAGACGAGGTTGCCGATCGTGCGCTTGGCGGCGCGACCCATCCGCTCCGGCACCCGCTGGAAGAACTGCAGGTCGTCGTTGATGATCGCCTGCCGGGTGATGGCGAAGAGCTTACCGTAGGTCGCGACCTGCACCACCGTGCCGGTGTCGCCCATGGTGGCGTAGGTGTACTCGGCGCCCTCCTCGACCTTCCCAAGCGACGGGAATAAGCCCATGTCGACGCGGGAGATCGGGCGGAAGTCCGAGGCCGTGCCCTTGCCGGTCCAGAGCGGGAAGGTCTCGTCGACTTCTTGGTAGCCCTTCAGCACGGCACGGTAGGCGACGTTCTGGAGGATGCTCGGGAAGTCCGAGGTCGAGTTGAAGCCGGGCCCGCTGTTGCGGACGGTGAAGGCACGGCCGACCATGGCCATGCGGTTCTCGCCGCCGGACTTCATGTTGCGAACCGTCAGCGAGGAGCGGGCGAGCTCGGCCAGGGTCAGGCCGACGAACTCGTTGCCGCGATCCTTGTCCTCGGCGCGGGCGAGGCCGGTGCGGATCATCAGGCCGCGCTCGGCACCCTCGGCCCAGCGATCAACGGCGTCACGCTGCACTTCGATGCCGGAGGGGATCTCGCCGCCCCCCGGATTATCCTGCCGAGAGCTCTGACGACGTGACCATTCGTCCATCAAATCGTTACGTGCCTCGGCCAGCGGCCGGCCGTTGGCGAGAAGATTCTGCACGAAGGCATCGTCGGCAGGGATCCTGGCCGAGCGCGCTTGGGCAAGAATGCCGGAGGTACGAGCCCGCTCGTCGGCCATGACCGACTCGCGGATGGCATTCTCATCCAGCAGCGAGGCCGCCGGCGGCTTCTCCAGTGCCGCGATCTGCGCGCGGGTCGAAGTCAGCTGCCTGACCAACTCAGCGTGCTCTTCGTCGATGCGGCGCAGGGCGTCAGCATCGAGCTTGTCGTTGACCTCCGCCAACTTCGCAGCTGCGCGCTGACCCAGGTCGGTGGCCGTCGCCCGCAGCGAGACAAGGACTGGCGAAGCCTGCACGAAGAAGTCGTGGAGCGAGTAGCCATGAGCAGCCACATGCGCCTTTACGGGCAGAGCGGCTGCGAAAGCTTCGGGTACGAAGGTGGCAAGCATTGCGCCGGCCAACAGAATGGTCACGGCGCCAACCGACAGGCGGGCGACCGCGCGAGACGAGCGGGTCATGTTGATCTTCCGTGGGTTGGCCCGGGGCGAACAGCCTTTTTCCTGCGGCCCCGGACGAGCACAGGAAGGCATTCCGATGAGGTGCGCTTGCGCCTCAGTTCGAGATGTCGGCGGCGCGGGCACGCATACGCATGCGCGCCCTCACAGCATCCGCGACGCGAGCGATCGCACCTTGCGACTGCGCGTCCCCTGCGGGCTCATCAGCAACACGAGTTGCCGCGGCCTTCATCGTTGGAGCCGATGCAGCAACCGTCGATTCTCGCGCCGCGCGGGCCGACACCGGAGCGTTGAGACGCCCCAGATCCTCTCGGGTGAGCCGCGCGCAGGCGGCGATGGCCAAGCCCTGCTCGACCTCGTCGGCGAATCCGCGCGCGACCGCATCGTCCGCCGACATGAAGGTCTCGGCGGTCATCATCGCGTCGATCTCGGCCGGGTCGAGCCCGGTGCGCTTGGCGTAGATGTCGACGACGATCGCCTTCAGCCGGTCGATCTCGTCGGCCCGCTGGCGCATGTCCTCGGCGTCGCCGATGGCCACGTCCCAGGGGTTGTGGATCATGATCGTGCCGGTGTCGGCGATCGTGATCGTGTCGCCGGCCATCGCGATCACCGAGGCGATCGAGGCGGCCATGGCGTCGATGTGCACGTCGATCGGCTTGCCCGCGTTGCGCAGGGCGTTGAAGATCGACAGGCCCTCCATGACGTTGCCGCCCGGGGAGTTGATCCGCACGCTGAGCCGAGGCTGGTCGGCGAGCTCGATGATCGAGCCCATGACGTCGAGCGAGCGCACGATGGCGCCAACCGGATCGTAGGGATCCAGGTAGCTGTCGACGACGCCGTAGAGCATGATCTCGCCGTTCATCACGAGCGAGCGCGTGCCCTGCATGTCGGCGCGCGCGCCGGCGCCCTTCACGGGCCTGCGTGGCTTGGTCATGCGATGATCCGTGTTCAGGGGGCGAGCGCGTCCGGCAGCTTCGCGTTGTCGGACTTCTGCTGGGCACCGCGCAGGGTCGTGGTCCGCGGATCCGAATCGAGGACGATGCCGTGGGCGTCGACCAGGGCGTTGTCGGCGATCATGCCGGCGAGCCAATCGTCCGGATCGATGCCGTTCTTGCGCAGCTCCTCGCTGCGCCACGTCAGACCGTTACGGATGGCAGCGCTGGAGGCCGCGACTTCGGCCGCCGGATCCAGCATCTCCCACCGGGGCGGCGTCCAGCCGAGGGTGAACGGCTCGCTCGAACCTGTGGCGACCGCAGCCGCCTCAAGGGTCCAGGCGGCGAGAGGTCCCATCATCTGCGGGATCAGCATGTTCCAGCGCCAATCGTCGACCGACGTGTGGAACTCGATCCGGCCGAGGCGGCCGCTGATGAAGCTGACCTCGCTCAGGTCGACGGTGAGCGACTCGTAAGGGATGTTCAGGCCAGCCGCGATCTCGTGCAGGGTCGTCGAGCAGTAGGGCGCAAAATCCTGCGTGGTCGGGACTGCCGGGGAAACGACTCCCTCGCCGGGCCCCAGTCGCTCGATCATGCCCGGCTCGAAGCTCTCGACCGGGTATGGGCTTGCGCCGTCGTTCCCGGTGATCGAGCCGTCTCCACCGATCTCGCCTGCCGCGTCAAAGTCTTGATCTGTGGTGATGAAAGCCGCGAAGCAGGCGGCGATTTTCTGGCGCATCAGCTGCGCGTCGGTGTAGTCGGCGAAGTCGCGCATCCGCACCATGACGGGCGCGAACCACGAGACGCCGCGGACCTGGCCGGGCCGGTCGACGCGGTAGACATGCGCGACAAAGTCGGCCGAGACGCGCCGACCGCGGGGCAGGCTCACCGCGCCGCCAAACACCGCGCCCGGGTGCTGGTCGTAGAGGTAGTAGGCCACGCGCTTGCCGCGGAGATCGAACTCGATCCCCTGAATGCAGGTGTTGCCGTTCGCGAGCGGCCCGTCGAAGTTGGTGTCGAGGAAGTCGGGCTCGAGGACCTGAAGCTGAAACGGCAGCGCGTAGCCGTCGGTCGTCCGCCGCACCCGCTTCCGGATCAGGCATTCGCCCGCCTCGACGACGGTGGCCATCACCATGGCCTGGAGCCCGTAGAGGTTGGTCCGGCCGTCTGCGTCGATGTCCGTCGTGTCGAAGTGCAGCTTCAGCAAATCGGTGATCTGCTGCTTGCGCTCGGGCCGAGCCGCCTTGACCTGCGGCAGGATGCCGGCGCCGACGACGTTGTGCTTGATCGTCGACTTCGCCCGGAACGCGAAGGCGTTGTTCCGGACCATGTCCCGCGCCGCGTCGCGCAGCAGGCGCAGGGCGTAGCGGTTCTCGGCATTGGCGTCGGTGGAGATCCGGCGCCAGCCATTGGCGCGGCGGCCGAGCGTGGCGGCGTCGTAGAGGTTACGCGCCGTCGCCATCCGCTGAATGCGCTGGCGGGCAGCGATCCGCTTCTCGGCGCGCTGCGGCGCCACGTAGCCGATGACCCGGTCGATCAGGTTCGTCTGCTGCACGGCTCAGAATCCGGACCGGAAACCCGCGACCGTGCGGCGGCCGCGGCTGGCCAGCCCGAGCTGGCGACGCAGTTCGTCCCGCACCGAGCGCATCTCGGCCAGCGACCGGAACTCGGTCGACTTGCCCTCATACGAGGCGCGCGTGACGCCCGACGCGATCGCGGTCTCGATCGAGGCGAGCCGCGCGGTCAGGATCTGCGTCTGGGCGGCGTCGAGCGCCATGGCCGCTCTCGGGACCGAGATCAGCGGCCCCGGCGCGCGCCGGAATCCTGGGTCTTCTCCTTGCCGAACGAGCCGGTCAGGCCGTCGGTGCGGTTCGGATCCTCGGCAGCCTGACGGCCCTGGATCTCCGAGCCTTCGCCCGGCAGCCCGGCGATGGTCTGCTGCTCGGCCTCGGCCTGTGTCACGACCCGGCGCCCGGCATCATGCTCGGGGCGCGAGCCCGGCGGCAGCTCGGTGCCCATCTCGGCGGTGCCGGTGAGACCGGCCGGGACGACGGTCACGCCTTCCTGGGCGATCCGAACGGCGCTGACATTGCCGTAGGGATCATTCACCGCGGCGACGAGGGTGCCGTCGCGCAGCGCCTCCTGCACGTCGGCATCCGAGACGAACTCGACGGGCAGCTGCAGGTTGGTGCCGGAGGTGTCCACCGGCGCGCCGGGGTAGCTCCACACGCTGCCCACCTTGATGAGCGAGCCAGCGCCCTTGTCGGCGAGCGCCTGGAAGTCAGCCTTGGACGTGGTCATGGTCATCTCCTCGGTGACAGCCAGCCGGACCGCCGCGGCATCTGCGCGGGTCGTCGGGTCTGCGGTTGCTCGGGTCGTCGTTGTTCGGGTGCGGCTCGCGTGGCCTCGACCACGTGCGCCGGCGGGACGTTCGTCGGCGGCGGTGCCTCGGGCTGTTCGACCGGACCACCAACCCCGTACTCAAGACCGCGCTCGATCCGCTGCGGCAGCGCCTTCCGGACCGCGAGGCAGCCGACGAAGGTGTCGAGCGCCTCGTTGCGTTTGCCCTTGGGAGTGATCCAGACCACGACCTGCTGGCCGAGCCGGCGGCGGACCTCGCGACGCTCCGCGGTCAGCTGGGCGAAGTAGTCGGGCCCGAATCCGTCCGCCATCGGGAAATGGATCAGGCCCGGGTGCGGCTTCGGCGCCGAGCCGTCCTCGGGATGGGCGAGCGGCTCGATCTTCAGGCGGGCGTAGATCGCGTCCTTCGCCGCATCCACGCCCATCAGCCAGATCTTGTCGTTGGCCTTCGAGCGCGAAGAGCGCATCGGCCAGATCGGATACTTCCCGCCGCGGCCGATCGTGGCGAACACCCGCTGCCCGCGCCGGCGCCGGCAGTAGGCGACCGCCTGAGCCGCGTGGTTGAGGCCGCCGACGTCGACGCCGAACGCCGCGATGCGCAGCTTCCGGCCTGCCGTCGTGGTGAACACCCGCGCCCGGAGCGCATCGAGTTCGCGCCAAGCCTGCGGCTCGGCCGGGTCGAGGCTGATAACCTCGTAGAGGAAGGGCCAAGCCTCCTCGTCCTGCCCCCAGCCGACCAGCTGTACCTCGAGGCGGTCGCCCTGCACGTCGCAGAACCCGGTGATGACGCGCACCGCGTCGGGAAGATCGTCCGGTCCGTAGGGCTCAGCCCGATTGATCAGGTGCGAGCCGTCCATGCCCTCGCCGGCCTGATGCTCCCAGGTCTCGGCGAGGCCGGTGTTCGTCCACTTCCGCAGCTTCTCCGGATCGCGTCCGGCGTCCTTGAACTCGCGCACCACGTCGGCCAGGCGGTGCCGGGCCGAGAGCAGCTTCGAGACGTGGAAGCCGGCGTGGCCGTCGAAGGGTGAGCGCTGCTCGCAATGCGCGCAGAGCGAGCGGCCCTCGTCGTCCCAAATCTCCGGGGTCTGCTCCTCGCCGCAGCAGGTGAACCGCGCCGTCTGGCGCCAGCCCGCGTCGGTTCGATGCTCCAGCGCGCGCAGCGCCTCGCGCCGCTCGGTCTCGGTCCACGGCTCGCCGCAGGCCTTGCAGGTGATCACCGCCGATTCCGCGCGGTGGTAGACCACCTCGGCGTTGGGCGGCGGGTCGAAGGTCTCGGTTCCGTCCGCTAGCACCTTCAGCCAGCGCACCTGCGACCAGGCCAGCGTCTGCTCGTGCTCGCAGTGCGGGCAGGCGACGAAGCACTGGCGCCGGTCGCTCTTCTCGTACTCGCCGGTGATCCGGCAGGCGTCCTTCACGGTGGGCGAGCAGACCCGCACGAACTTGTGCCGGCGCACGTCCTTGTAGGTCGAGGCTCGTTCCTCAGCGAGCAGGAGGGGGTCGCCCTCCTTGCCGGCGCTCGGCGGGTACTTGTTGATCTCGTCACAGAGGATCACCCGCTTCGGGCGAGAGGCGAGATCGGTCGGCGATTCCGATCCGACGAAGTCGAGCGAGCCGCCCGGGTAATCCTTGTGCGTAATCGTGTTCTCGGAGCCGCGGGCCTTCGGCGCCTTGATCAGCTCCCGCAGCACCGGGGTCTCGGCGACCGTCGGCTGGAAGCGTTCCTTCGAGAAGCTCTCGGCCGCCTTCTGCGACGGCTGCACGAACAGGATCGGCGAGGGGTCGAGGTGGATGAAGTAGAAGGCCGTGTTCATCAGGAGCTCGGACTTGAGCACCTGGGTCGCGGCCACCACCGTGACGATGTGCGTTTCCGGGTCCGTGACTGCCCGCATCGGCCCGAGCGCCGCAGGCTGGACCGCCGTGCGCCACCGGCCAGGCGTGGCCGAGTTCTTCGCCGAGACGCGCCGGTAGGTGTCAGCCCACTCGACCAGGTCGAGCCGGGGCGGCGGCCTCAAACTCGTCCTCGCCCTCGCCAGCCTCGTCCTCAGGCTGAGGGATCCGTCGTGCGATGTCGCCTGGGTCATGCAACTCTTCCAGGGCGTCGCGGATCTCGGCCTCGATGCGCGCGACCTGCTTCGGCGTCAGGTCCGAGCCGAGCTTGCCGGCGATGCCCAACAGGCGCTCGCGCACAACGGCGTACTCGCGCTCGACCTGCTTTCCGACTTCCTCGATCGCGACGAGCTCGCCGCGCGTCACCGCATTCTGGAGCGCGGTACGATCCGCCAGTTCCTTGTCCTTGCGGGCCTTCTCGAACTCGCCATCCAGCGCGCCCGGCTTCTTCTCTCGGCCGGAAGCCGCAGCACGTAGCTGCCGGATCACCTCCTCGCGGACGATGTCGAGGTCGTACTCACCGGCGGGTTGCCGCTCGACGACGCCGCGGTCGAGCAGCTCGTAGAAATTCCGCTCTGCGAGGAACACATGGGCTGCCGCTTGGCCTACCGTCGCCATGCTGCTGACGCCCCCTTACGCTGTTTCATCGCTGGGAAAGGCCCGAGCCTCGCGCGTTACCTCCGGGGTGGTACCCCCGTGGAAGGACCCGAGGAACTGAGCACCCTCCTCGTGAGGCCCGGGGCAGGCTGGAGGGCCATGGGTCCTCCCTGCCTCGCTACCCTCCCGCTTCAGCCGGCGGCGCTCCTGAGCCGTCCTACGCGCTTATCTGCGCCTCGACGCCATGGCCGCGCGGATCCGATCCGGAAAGGCTCGCGCCACCTCACGCCGCATGACCATGTCGAAGTCCGGACGGAACGGCACGACGCCCTTGATCGGAGCGCTCGGCTTCAGCGTGTAGAGAAGCTTCAGCTTCCGGTTCTTCTTGCCGCCCGTGACCTGGTAGATCACGTCGCCCTTGCGGAAGGTGTTGGGCGCGGTGCCGGGTCGGAGGCTCTTCGGTACACCGCGGCCTGAGCGACGAGCCAACACCTTGCGATCCGGGATGGCGATCTTCGACTTGGTCGGCCGCTTGGTGCCGCCGTCCTCGTGAAGCTTCAGGTGTCCCCGGTTGCCGGCTCGCGTGCCCTCGTTCGTGACGGCGCCGCTGAGCTTGGTCTTGCTGGCGCGCTCCACCCTCAGAGCGTTGCGCAGGAAGTTCGGGTCACGGACCGAGACGTGGGCCGGCCACGTGTGGGTGATGAGGTGATCGCGCGAGGCGAACAGCCCGTCGTTCAGCGACTGGCTCAGCGCGAACGGGATCTGATCCTGCAGGGCGCCGATACCAGACGCCGCCCGCTCGAAGCCGCGCATGTCGAACTGAACCGGCATCAACGCCGCCCCGTCACGGCCTCACCCACCAGATCGAGCCACAGCACGAAGCCTGCGGTCATGACGGCGTGGCAGAGGTTGGCGTAGGCGATGAGGCGGGGATCGGGCATCGCGGGCTATGCGTGAAAGGCGATGCGGAAACTTCGTCGAGGGAATAGCTTTCCTTCAGCGATCCGGCAGGGCCTGTGTCGGCCTCACATCCGGTCGCGCTACGTGGCCCGTGCATATTCTTCGTCGGCCAGTGCAGGGCGAATGATAGGGACCGCCTATGGCAAGTCAAGCAGCCCATATCCATTAAGCCGCTCGTTCCACATCCTCGATCGGCAACCGGATGTCGCAGACCGAGCCCATCATGCTCAGCGAGATCACGCCGACGGCTCCGCCCTCTGCCACGGACACGAACGTTCCGAGGAAGCCGGCGAACGGACCGGACGTGGCCCGCACTGGCTCGCCTGACGAGATCGCGCCGATGGGTGTACGGTTGGTCAGCCCGTCGACCTCCTCCTGGCCGCGCTCGCGAAGCCAGCGCATGCCTACCGGGCCGATCTGAAGCGGGCCTTTCGTGGGCGACCCAAGGATGCCAACGAGCCCATGCACGTTGCGACCGTCGATGTCGCGTTCGCGGAGCACAGCCAGGGTTTCGTCGCACAGGCCACCGATGACGCCCAGAAACAGGTAGTGGCGCAGGATCGGGAACTGCTGCTCGCGACGTGGCACCCGGAGATTCGAGCGCACCGACCGGCGCCAGAAGAACTCGCACGGCACGTAGGCGAGGAATGGCGTCTCCCCAGCGCGACAGCCCGTGAGCGTCGCTTGGCGGATGCTGGCGGCGGCCGACAGCTCGCGGCTCGGCGCTGTGGTCGCGATGTACCAGCGCACAGGTGACCGGCGCCCGCCAAAATTCGGCACCACGTTGCGACGGCCTTCCTCGATCGGCACATCCATCGCGATCGTCGAGTTGTGCTGCGGCGTCGCCTGGGCGGTGTTGTAGCCCTTGCCGTGCTGTCCTCTGGGCATGTGCTGGCGGCCTCTGTGGGGTTATGCGACTGAATTCAGGCGGTGCGCTCGGCGCCCTCGAACGGCTCGCCGCCGGACTGAAGTGCGGCATCGATCTCGGCTTGGAGGCGACGCTTGGCGCGCTGCTCTCGGTCGCGGACCAGAGCGTTGGCGCGCTGCTGCTCCGTGCGCTCTCGGGCGATCTCGTCCTCGGTGCGGCCGGGCATTGAGGCGCTGCGGCCGAGCGCAGCCTTCTGCCGCTCCCAGCGCGCCAGGGCGTCGGCCCGCTGTTCCGGCGTCGTGTTGTTCTCGACGATCTCCGCGTCGAGAATCTGCCCGATGCGGTAGAGCTCGGCCTCGATCGGCTGGACGATCGCCCGGCACTCGGCGACCACGTCCGCGCTGGATGGAATGCCCCGCCCGTTCCAGGGGGCCTTCCACCCCGGGCGGCTGAACGCGACCCGGGCGCGCTCCACCGCCCACGTAGGCATGTCGCGGAGCGCCTCGGCGTACAGCTTTACCTTCACGTCGGTCTCTTCGCCCGAGGCGCCGAAGGTCTCGCCGGTCGCCATGATCGCGGCCAGCACGTCCTCCAGGTCCTCGCCCGGAGTGGCGCGGAGGGACGCCAGAAGCTCTCGGCGGCGGCTCTCCAGCGCGTCTCGCTCTGCGCCCTGCGGGGCCTGCGAAGCCGAGATGATCTTGCGCCCGAACTGCGACGGGTGATCGTCCGCCCGGTTAGTGAAGCGCCCCAGCAGGTCGCCCATCGCCCTCGTGCTCAATGAGGGGGCCCGAACCTCGGGAGCCGGCTGCGTCTTCCTGATCTCGATTTGCCTGCCGGGCATGGCGGGCCTCCATGCGTTCGATGAGACGGGTGGTTGCCGAGGATCGCTGCCGGGGCGAGGCGCGAGGCCGCGTCTGCGGGGCGTCCAGCACGGCGAGCACGTAGGGGATCGGGTTCTGTGTTCGGGCGGACTTGGCGGCCGCGATGGCGCCATGGATCCGCTCGGGATCGTGGAAACGGCGCAGCCACTGGCCGATCACGTCGCCGGCCAGCTTCGGGGTGCAGCCGCACTCCATCAGCCAGACCTTGCCGTCGAGCCAGAGGCGATCGGTCCAGGAAGCGTCAGCAGGCAGGGCGGCGCCAGCCGGCCGGCCCGAGGCGGTAGCCTCGGAACTGTTCTGCTTGTGATGGTTCCCTTCTGATGGTTCCTCTAGTGATGGATTCCCGGCAGCTCCTGCCGGTTGCTCTGGCGCCATTTGCCGGTGGGTTTGGCGCGATTTGCCGGTTATCCGGCGCTCATTTGCCGGTTGTTCGGGCTTAACCGGCAGCTCCTGCCGGTTGACCAAATCCATGTCGAACTTGAGGATGTCGGTCGCCCGCGTGCCGTCCGGCCGCCACCGCTTCTTCCGGGTCAGCAGGCCGGCCTCGCACAACTCAGCGATGGCCGAGCGGACGGTGCGAACGCTCATCTCGAGCGTGTCGGCGATGGTCTCCTGCGCCGGCCAGGCGCGGCCCTTGTCGTCGGCATGATCGGCGAGGATCAGGAACACCGCTTTGCGAGTCTGGCCGCCGACGGTGACCTTCTTGGCCCAGTTGAGGACGTCGTTGCTCACCCGGGCCTACTCCGCCGCGTCGAGCAGCGGGAACAGGTCGGCGACCTTCGACGGGTCGCGATCCGGCTTCGGGCGCGCTGCGAGGTTGCGGACGGCCTGTGCGAAGTAGGTGTCCTTGAGCTCGAAGCCGACGCCGCGCCGGCCCATGTTTACAGCAGCCCAGACCTCGCTGCCGATGCCGAGGAACGGCGTCAGAACCGTATCGCCGGGCGCCGACCACAGATCGATGCATCGCTCGATGACGTCGAGCTGCAGCGGCGAGATGTGCTGCTCGTCCTGCTCGTCGCGCTCATCCTTCGCGGCCGGGTTCCAGCGGCGATTCTGAAGCGTGCGGTGCTGGTCGATGTCGCCCCAGACGGGCGAGGCGTAGCGCTGCCACACCATGATCGACGCCCACTGGTCGTAGGGCCAGGGCTTGTACGGGCCCGGACCCTTCCAGGCGGCGCGGCGCTGGTCGATCTCGTGCTGGTAGGCCTCGCGAGAGATGTCGAGGTCCGTCCCGACGAACTGATCGAACTGGCCAGCGATCGGCTCAGGGTTCTCGCCGGGCTTGCGGAAGGTGAGGACGTAGTCGGCCGCGGCCTGGCCGCTCAAGCTCGAATCCTTCACGATCTGCTTGTGCAGCAGCCGGATGGATTTCGTGCGCGTCATCGCGCCGACAGGATCCTTCCAGATGCAGACCTCCGAATGGAAGTGCCAGCCGGCATCCTCGTAGGCCCGGACGACCTCGCCGCGGAAGTCGCGCATGCCGATGAAGCCATCGCGCCGCTTGCTGGTCGGCAGCTGCATCACGTGGACCGAGTGCAGCCGGCCCGGCACGGTGACGCGCAGCAGCTCGCCGATCAGGAAATCGTAGTGCTGCCAGAACTGCGGGCCCTCAGAATTCGACAGGTCGCGCTCGTCGCGCGAGAACTTGTAGAGGCCCTCGAACGGCGGGGAGTGGATGCCGTAGTGAATGATGCCCGGCGGCAGAGCCTGGATCATCTCGCAGGCGTCGCCGTGGTAGATGGCGTAGTCCGGCGTGACGACTTGCTCGACGGCGCGGATCTCGGCGAGGTGGCTCATGCGGCGGTCTCCAGCCAGGCGGGAAGGGTGAGCGCCTTGGTCGGCGCGTAGACGGGGCGATCGCGCTCGGCACCGCGGACGGCAGCGGTGCTCAGGTCGGCCATGTGCGCCACCATCGCGGTGGCCATCCGCTCGGCGTCGGCCTCCTTGCGCTTCAGGTTCGCGACGACGGCGCCCTCGGTCTCGGCGGCGATGAAGTGCGCCGTGACAGGGCGGGTCTGGCCGAAGCGCCAGAAGCGGCGGACGGCCTGGTAGATCTGCTCCCAGCTATCGTTGAGCCCGACGAAGCCGGTATCGGCGCAGTGCTGGAAGTTGAGGCCGTAACCGCAGATCGAGGCCTTGGTGACGAGGACGCGGATGCGACCCTCGGCGAAGTCGAGGATCTTGCGCTCCTTGTCGTCCTCGCTGTCCGAACCGCGAATCTCGACCGCGCCCGGGATCGCCTGGGCGAGCGCCTCGCTCTCGGCGTTCAGGTTGCACCACCACGCGAACGGCTGATCGGCGGGGGTAATGGACGCGGCCAGCGCTACGCGCTCGGCGACGGTGTCACGCCTCGCCTGCAGCCGCTCGCGCATCGTGCGCGCCTCCAGCGGGAACAGCAGACCGGTGACGGCCGGATCATGCTCCGCCTTCACCGTGTGCTGCAGCTGCCGAAGCGCAGGCAGTAGGTACGCGCCGTCATCGTAGCCGAGATCGGACGGGCTGCGCAGCATGACGCAGAACGAAGCCAGCCACCGCCAAAACGCGGCCTCGGCGTGGCCCTTCAGGCGCCACTTCTGAGTCTCGCTGCCGTCGTGCACGAAGAACGTCGACAGCATGTCCGTGTAGGACATGGCGCCGAGGAACTCGGCGTGGTTGCCCAGCTCCATGAAGTCGTTGGGGGCCGGCGTCGCGGTCGCGGCGAGGCGGTACGGGATCGAGGCGCAGGCCGCGACCAGCTGCGTGCGATAGTGGCCTGTCTCATTCTTCAGGATGCTGGATTCGTCCAGGATCACCGCGATGAAGCAGGCAAGGTCGAAGTGCTCCAGCTTCTGGTAGTTCGTGACGTTGATGCCGGGGCCGCACTCGGACTGCGTCCGCACCTGCCGGGCGGGGATCCCGAACTTCTCGGCCTCGCGCACGATCTGCGCTGCGACCGCCAGCGGTGCGAGGTGCAGGACCATGCCGCCGGTGGCGCGATGGATCGCATCGCCCCAGGCGAGCTCCATCAGTGTCTTGCCAAGACCGGTACCGGCGAAGATGCCGGCGCGGCCGCGGCGGAGCGCCCAGCGCACGATGTCGGCTTGGAACGGGAACAAGGCCGGGCACAGGTCCGGCAGATCCGTCAGGCCGGTGAGCGGATCGACCCGGCGTTTTGCGGCAAGGAAGTCGTCGTAGCGCATGGCTGCCTCACGCGAGCGTCGGCATGACGAGGGCGGTGATCGGACCGCCGCCGCGGGCGCGCATCACGATCGGCGCTCCTGGGCCTGCATGGAAAAGCTCGACGACGTCGCCGCCGACAGCCTCCAGGCCCTCGCGCAGCATCCGGACGTTGCCGTTGAAGCCGATGCCGTCGCCGCCCTCGACCTCCAGCGTGTCGGTGATCGCGCCGCCCTTCGTGCTGCGGGACGCGATCGACAGTTCACCGCCGGACACGTCGATGCGGACCATGCGGTACTGATCGTCGGCGAGGATCTCGGCGCGGTGCAGGGTCTCGATGACCTGGCCGGCCGGGAAAGCAACAGCGCCGTCGAACGCCGGCGGGAAGAACTGCGAGCAATCCGGCATCCGGGCGTCGAGGAGCTTTGTCGTCAGCACGACATCGTCGGCGGAGGCGCTGAGCAGACTGGTCCCGATGCGGAGCTTCACCGGCCCCTTGGCGGCGCGCGCAAGCTTCACGATCTCCTCGGCCGGCTTGACCGCGATCATGACCGCGGGAAGATCCGCCCATCCCGCAGGGAGCGGCAGCAGCGCGCGGGTGATGCGCTTGCCGTTGGTGGCGATGCCTAGGAGCGTGGTGCCGTCGGCAGTCGGGCCGATGTGCACGCCGTTCACGAAGACGCGCTGGTCGGCGGCGTCCGCGCAGTGCAGCGGTACGCCGATGGCCTGGGCGAGCAAGGAGCCCTCGACCTCGACTTCGCCGGCCTCTTCGCCCGCAGGAAAGTCGGGGAAGCCGGAGGCGCTGAGCACGGGCAGCTCGAACGACGAGCGGCCGCAGCGCATCTCGATCATCCCGCTGCCGGATAGGCCATTCGCGACGATCACCGACCGGGCCGGAAGCCGCTGCAGGAGCTTGAACAGCGGCTCCAACGGCACGCAGCCATCGCCGGTCGCCTCTACGTCGGCCGGGCATCCCGTCTGCGCGAGAATATCGGTGTTGGTGGCCTTGACGGTCAGACGACCGTCCGTGGCCGAGATCAGGATGCTGGCGAGCACCGGCGTGTTGTCCTGACGGACCACGATGCTGTGCGCGTGCTTGAGGATGCCGAGAAGGACATCGCGCTCGACAGTAAATTTCACGCGGCGCACTCCAGCGAGAGGGGCAGCTGTTCGAATTTTGGCTCGGCGGCGCGATGCGCCTCGTAGGCATCGCGAGCCGCGTTGTCGGAACTGAACTTCGGGGAGACGGCGCACTCCAACCGACGCTCGGCGTCCGCGAGCAGGCCAGCCCGGATGAGGCTTTCAGCCTCGCCACCAATGCGATCGGCCAAGCCGCCTCGCGCGTCGCGCTGCGCCAGGGTCGTCAGAGCCGTCGCGGCATCTCCGGCGCGGAGGGCGTCAAGCGCATGCTCACAGCGGGCGAACGGGTCGACGTGTCCGTGGCCGTTCTCATAGTCGCGGTAGTCCCGCTCCGCGAAAGCCGGGAAGTTGCGAGGGACGCCCATCAGACCATCCCCAGTGCTTGCATGTAGAGCTCCAGGATCGCGTCTTGCTCCTGGCGTTCGCTATGGTCCTGCTTGCGGATTCGCAGGATCTCGCGGACCGCCTTCGCGTCGAAGCCGCGGCCCTTCAGCTCGGCGAACACCTCCTTGATGTCGCCGAGGATGCCGGCCTTCTCCTCCTCCAGCCGCTCCAGGCGCTCGATGAACTGCTTGAGCTCGTCGGCGGCGACGCCTTCGGCTGACGACACGTCGGGCTGTGCCATAGCGATGCCTCGTGGTGGTGATGGCGGGAGCCGCCCGCCGCGGTGAAGGTCAGGGCTGGCGCTGAGTGGCAGCGCGCGCCGCGTGGCGGCGGTCCAGATCGGCGTGAACGATGCGGATAACGTCAGGCTCGGCGATGCCGGTCGCAGCGGCGATGGCCGCGGTGTCATGCCCGGCGGCCCAGCGGCGCATCACCTCGGCGATGTCCTGGATGCGGAAGCGGTAGCGGTGCGGGTCAGGCAGCTCTCGTGCGACCGCAGAGGCTCGGTGAATGAGCGCCGTCGTCTTGACATGCTTCTGCGAGGTGATGGACGAGCCGCTAGTCATTGCCGGTCCTCGTCCACCAGCGCCGCAGACGCTCTCGCTGGACGTCCAGAAAGAGTACGAGCCGCGCGGACAGAAGCGCGATCAGACCCGAGGAGCGGTTCGGCGGCGGTCGCGGCATCGTCGAGTTTCCCCCGCTGGCGTTCGATCTCGTTGGCGTAGGCATCCGCGATGGCGGTGTAGACGTCGGCCCAGATCCGCTTTGGCGTGCGGTAGCGGAGAGACCAGAGCGTCCCGTAGTCCACGCCATGACGGCGCGAGAGGCGCCGCATCGCGTTGTCGAGGTCTCCTGGACCCCGGCTTTCCCAGCGCAGCAGATCGCTGAGCCGGGCTTTCGACTGAACGACTTCAGCAGTCGACATTTGCGTGTCCCGCAAAAGCTTCTTGCACATCTGCAAACCGACCCGTGGTGTCTTGAGGACACCCCAGGAGGCAGCGATGAGACGACAGGAGGTTCAGGCAGGTACGCACGAAGGCACAGACACCCAGGCCGATTGCTTGGCGGCTTCGCGGCAGGGGTGTGGGAGAAAGGGCCGGCGCCACGGAGGCACCGGCAGTCAGGGAGGAAACGCTCACAAGGAGCCGCCCCTGACGGGGCCTGAGATCGCGCGGCACGCGCGAAGAGGTGGAACCGATGCACAGCTCATTTCGAGCCGTTGACGACGACATGGCGGCGCACGCGATACAGTGTCCGGTGGCACGGAGACTGGTCGGCGCGGCCATGGCGACGGACGAAATCATTTCAGGCGACCCCGCGCAGGCGGCGAAGAAGGCCGGCAGCAACACGATCGCGAAGCGGCAGCCCGTTGGCGGCTTCGTTCTGGCCGACAACGACAACCGAGCGGGCGGTGGTCGCGGACGTCGGCACGAAGGTTGTCCCGGACTCGATGGCCGAGATCATCGCCGGCAGCCCGGGAATGGCCGCGCAGCGGTCGAGGAACACGGCGCCGCGGTCCAGATCCTCCGCATGGGCGCGGATCGCGTCGGCCATACCGCGCTGGCATGGTCCGGCGCTCTCGCCGCACATATGCGTCAGGTGATCGGTGCGCGCCGCGAGGGCGAGCGCGTCATCGGCAGCGACGCGCGCAGCGGCGGCCAGGGCTGAGAGATCGGGGGCGTTCTGCGTCACGCGGCGCATGCTCCGGTGAGAGGCCACCAACTGGGCGGCGCGGATACGCGGTGAGAAGGCGCGGGCTGCCGGAGCACCAAGAGCGACCGAGGGACGGCCGGCAGCCCTCCGCGACGGGCCAGCGGGGCAGCTGGCGTCGCGGATCGGGGAAATGAGCGGGGTGCCGGTTCCCAATCTGGGCAGATCTCGACCGGCACCCATCATCCGCGGTGTTGTGGTTGCGCTGGCACCGCGGAATGGGGGGATGATGAAGAGGGCGGCCATCACAGCTCACCCTCGAAGTCGTTGCCCGCCGGCGCGCGCGACCAGTGCAGCAGAGCCAGCATGGGTAGGAGCGCAGTGGCGAAGCAGAAGAGTTCCCAGCGGCTCATGTCAGCCCTCCGCCTGCTTGGCGGCGCGGGCCGCGCGCTCGACGCTGTTCATGAGAGCCCAGCGGCCGGCCAGGATCTCAGCGCTGGCGAGGTCGATGGCGGCCGAACACCATTTGCGGGCGCCCTGCGGCTTGATCCGCAGGTAGCTGCGTCCGTGTGCGTGCGTGATCTCGACCAGAGATCCGTCCGGCAGCTTGCGAGTGATCCGGGTGGGGGTGTTCGCGAGCGTGGTCATGAGGCCAACGCCTCGGGCTGAGCGCTGGCTACGGTCTCGATCGGTGAAACCGGCGGCCGCGGCACGTCAGACGGCCACTTACCACCGGCCGGCCAATGATCCGAAAGCCACTGGAACGAGGCGGCCAACGGCCGAGACCCGACATCGCCACCGCAACGCAGGATCCGCACTCGCTTGCCGTCGTTGAACAGCAGCGCCGAGACACGGGCGTCCGACACCTCGCGGGCTTCCCGAAAGGCGTCGATGACCCGCAGGAGATGATCGGTCGTGAGCATGGCTCTATAACTGAGGGCAATGTCCCCCATCGGTCAAGGGCTACATCCTCCTCCGGAACAAAAATAGTTGAGGGTATCGTCCCCCGCATGACGAGGGACATTCGCGAGCGCATAAGCGAGCGCCTGGAGGAGCTGAAGAAATCAGCCCGAGCTGCTTCATTGGATTCTGGGCTGGGCGCCACTGCGATCAAAGACATCCTAAAGCGCACGGACAATTCGCCGACGATGGCGACCGTGGAGAAGCTGGCAATCGGCTTGAATGTCTCGCCCTCGTGGCTCGCGTTCGAAGCTGGTCCGAAAACCCTCAGGGTTCAGGACCGCGGCGGCCTCACCAATGCCGGGCATCTGTTCACGCTCGCGCGCGTAGACGGCGCCGTGAAAGCTGGGGCGTTCCTGAGAGCGTCAGCGTTCGATGATGATCTAGGCGAAGCTATCTCCGCGCCGCGGGACCCGGATTATCCGGCCGCACGGCAGATCGCGTATCGGGTTGATGGCGACTCCATGAACGCGGCCAAGCCGCGGCCGATCATGGACGGCGACTTCATCATCTGCGCCGTTTGGTCCGACCTAGGCATCCGCCTCTCAGACGGTCAGATCGTCGTAGTTCAGCAGACGATCGATGGCGGCCGCCTTCGCGAACGATCGGTCAAGGCGGTGTTCAAGGCGCAAGGCGGCTGGGAGCTGCGGCCCCAATCGACGAACGCCGAGCATGAAGCGATCTTCATACCCGAGAACGATGCGCCGGATGACGGGCGCGAGGTCGTAGTGCTCGCGCTCGTCCGCTTCGTCTTCAACAACCAGGTCATCCGATAGAGGCCGGTCGCTCGTCTCCTGGCTGTCGCAGATAGACGACGCCCAGGATCACTGCGCCGGTCTCACCGCAGTAGATGCAATCGGGGTCGATCTCCTTCATCCCACCCCCTTCGTAGAACTCTTGAACTGTCGCGGGATCGTTGGGCTCGTCGGCGAGACGGACGATCTGTGAGCGCTCTCGGTCGCAGCAAACGCACCGCAGGCGGACGCTGAATGAGCGCTCTTGAAGGAGCGGAAGCGTCTCCCGAGCGAGTTCGCAATTCGACGGCATCAGCAACGGCATGGGCTATATCCCCTGTTGGATGTTGCCATGATGTTCTAGTGCCGGCGGGAGTCAACGGCGGGCGCTGAAATCTTTCTTGCGGTGGACAGATGGACGTTATGAGACTGATTTTATTGGGTTAAACCATTCATGTTCCGTGTGGACAACACAACCTGAAGGCGATTTTCGTTCCGCCGAGAAAATAATGGGGGCTTTTGCCCTCATATCGACTTGACGGGGGCAATGTCCCCCACTAGCTTTGGCTCATCGCAGCGACGCGATGGAGCCGCCCATGTCCAACCGCACGATCAGCTGGGCCGCCGCCCTTCGCGACCTGAAATCCGACAGGCAGCGGAGGAATGATGTGCGCGAGGAACGCTTGAAGACAACGGCCGGCCTACGTGGCGCGCCGGCACTGCCGCTCTCCGCTTGGCGCGGTCGCTCCGGTCGTCGGTACGTGGTCGGCGTGCACCCGATCGTTGGTCTGGACGCCGATGAGGTTGGCGAGGCCGTCTGCATCGCCGTGGAGCGCGGTACCAGCGGCATCGCCGAGCCGATCAGCGTCGTGTCCGGCCTGGACGCCGACACGCTGCGCCGCTGGACCGAGAAGGCCCGCAGCAAGGGCGCGACCGAGGTGCACGTGCACCGGCTCGCGGACAATGCCGCCGAGCGCTCAGACATCATCTCCGATCTCAAGCCGGGGGTCTGAGCAATGGCCTCGATCCGCCTCACCAATCTCGATCGCGACAACGTCGTGGCTGCCGCGCTCACCAGCGCATTCGCCGAGCGACGTGCCTCGCTTGATCTGGCCGCCGATAGGCTTGGTCGCACCTGCTACGACAGCGTCTTCAAGGCCTCCGAGCGCAAGGCAGCCGCAGCTATGCCGAAGGGCTGGCTCCGCCTCGATAGCTGTCTGCGGTTCAATGTCGGCGGCCTCGACGTGGTGCTGAACCTAGTCGGCGAGGGTGTTCCCGTGCCGGGCGGTGCCGGCCGCGACTGTCGCCGCCTCGGCGCCGTAGCTGACCCCGATCTGGTCGGAGCTGTTCAGGCGCATCTCGCAGACGTCGAGCGCCTGAAAGACGATCGGGCCAAGGCAAAATCGTCGCTGCGGGCCCTGCTCTACAGCGTCTCGACCGTGAAGGCCCTGCGCGAGCTTTGGCCCGAGGGTGAGCCTTTCCTGGCTGGTCTTGCCAGCAAAGCCGGCGCGCCTGGCCTACCCGCTCCGCAGATCTCCGAACTGAACGCGATGCTCGGCCTGAAAGAGGCCGCCTGACTCATGGCCGAGATCCTCGCCTACGCGGTCTTCGTCCCCGCCTTCATCGTCGGCAGCATCGTCCTGCTGCCTCAGCCCTTCATCGCCAAGGATCGCTGAGCCATGTGCTGCTACATCTCCTCACCGAGCGATAACGAGCCTGATGCGGTCGCAGAGGTTCAGCGCAGCGCGTCCGCAGGCGGCGTGGTCTACCTGGCGCTGTGCGACCTGCAGGTCGCCCTGCTGCAGCAGGTAGGCGTCGCCCGGACCATCGCTGCCGGTCGGACCGACGCCGATCTCGATAAGCGCATCGTGGACGCCGAGCGCGGCGTCGCCGAGGCCTTCGACGCCTACAACCGCGCCCTCTGCACCCAGGCCCGCGGCGAGCCCTACCGGTTGCTCGAGGCCTCGCACGGCGGCGTCGCCCGCTCCATGCGCTTCCGGCTCGCGCAGAACCGGACCGTCGCGCAGATCGAGGCGCGGGCAGCCCGGCCGGTGGTCGGCATCTCGGCGGAGGCGCTGTGATGGGCGCCAAGAAGTCTATCGTCCCTATGAGCGCCGTCGAGGCCTATGCGGCGCTGAAAGAGCTTCGGTCCGAGATTGGTCCGAAGGCTTACGTCACCATCAGCATCACAGCGTCTGACCATCGCGAAGCCCCAGTCTACGCCAGCATCTATGCGGGCGGTATCGGTCAGACGAGCCCGAATTTCTCCTGCAATGGCGATGACATTGGCGAGGTAGTCGCCGCTCTGCGCGCCGGTTGGGCTGGTTTCCAGGAAGAACATGCGCGCCGGATGACGGCCGACATGGCCCTGGAGATCATCCGCATCACGGATGAGCAGGGCTGCTGCACGGACGCGGCCCTGCGTGGGTCGAAGTTCTCCGTCGGTGACGTGCTCCGGTTCGGGTCGGCAGCCTGCGCGAAGGCGAACGAGATGGCCGGCCGCGGCCCGTTCGAGATCGTCAGCATCGCTGGCGCGAATGGGGAGGCCGCCTGATGGCCGCCGCTCGTCGCCGCCCGGACATTACCCGTGACGCCGTGAAAGAGCTGGAGGCTGCCCGCGTTCTCCGTGAGCACCTCTCCGACCTCGCGCAGGGAGACGAGGCTTTCGTCCGGGACTCGCTCGAAGGTGAGACGGACCTCGACGGCCTCGTCGCCACGCTGGTGCACGCCATCGGCGAGGACGAGGCGCACGCAGTCGGCCTGAAGGCCTACCAGGACCAGATCGGGCTGCGCGTCGCGCTGTACGGAGAACGCGCCGAGTTCAAGCGTCGGCTGCTGATCCAGGCACTGGAAATCTCGGGTCGGTCAACCATCGAGACGGACGGCGGCACGGTCAGCCTGCGCCCCGTCGCCCCGAAGGTCATTGAGGGCGAGATCGCCGACATCCCTGCGGAGTTCTGGCAGCCGCAGCCGCCGAAGCTCGACCGCAAAGCACTGCTCGCCGCGCTGAAAGAGGGCCGGGACGTGCCCGGCGCCAGCCTGAGCAACGGCGGCACCACGATCAGCATCCGGAGGGCCTGAGCGTGTCGAGCGTCGTCACCATGCCCACGGCCGCGGCCGCCTACGACGCCAAGGCCGTCGCTCTGATCCGCCGGACGGTCGCTGCCGACACCAACGACGACGAGTTCAACCTCTTCGTCCACACGGCTCGGCATCTGCGCCTCGATCCGCTGCGCCGGCAGATCTTCGCCTTCGTCTACAACAAGGACAAGCCGGCCAAGCGGCGGATGTCCATCATCGTGGCGATCGACGGCTTCCGTGCAATCGCGGACCGTACCGGCGCCTACCGGCCGGACGAGGACGAACCGTCTTACGAGATCGATCCGGAGCTGAAGGGCCCGGCCAACCCCGCGGGGCTCGTGAAGGCCACCGTGCGGGTGTTCAAGTTCGCGCACGGTGCGTGGCACCGGGTGACGGCTTCCGCCTACTGGGAGGAATACGCGCCGGTCACCGAGCAGTGGTCGGACGTGGTTCGGAAGGACTCGGGCAAGACGTGGCCGAATGGCGACGTGAGGTACGACGTCGTCCCGGCCGAAGGCGCAACCCGGATCCTCAAGCTCGACACGTCCGGCAACTGGGGAAAGATGCCCCGGCTGATGCTGGCGAAGGTCGCGGAGGCCCTGGCGCTACGCAAGGCGTGGCCGGACGATCTCGCGAACGTCTACGCCGCCGAGGAGATGGATCGGAGCCGAGCATCCGAGGTGCTGCCATCCGAGGCCGCGGCAGAGGGCGCCACGCAGGAGCGGCTGGAGCGCATCGGCGCCGGCCGGACGATCCTCTTCCAGTTCGGGCCGAACACGCCTCTGGAGCCCGTCGAGATCGGCCGTATCGCCGACCGCGTGCGGGAGCACCTACACGTCCTTGCCGGCGATCCCGCCGCCGTGCGCGCCTGGGAGATGCAGAACCGGCACGGCCTGCGAGAGTGGTGGGGTCGTGACACCTCGCGCGATCCGCTGGAGACGAAGAAGGCGATCGAGGCGGCGCAGCGCGAGGTGGTGGCATGAGCGCCATCTTCGACGCTCGCGCCCGGCGCGACCAGGGCATGGAGGCTGCGGCCGAGGCCGAGCGCCGCGACCAGCCTGAGTATGCGCCCGCGCTGTATGCCGCGATCGTCGCCGTCGCGCGCCGGCAGGCCACCGTCCACGTGGACGACGTGCTGCCGTTGCTGACCATCCGTGCGCAGCACTTCAACGCCGCCGGCAGCGTCTGGGCCCGCGCTATCCGTGACGGCGTCATCGTCCGGACCGGTCGCATCCGCGCCTGCCGGACCGACCGCACGAAGCACGCGCATCAGTCCCCGGTCTACCGCTCGATGCTGTTCGGGCGCGCCACGGTGCCGACAGCGCCCGGCCGGCGGCCGCCGCAGACCTCCGGCCTTCCCGGCCAGATCGACTTGTTCGCAGGAGGCGCGCTGTGACGGACGCTCTGCCGGAGATCCCGTGCCGCTACGATGGCGAGGGCGCTTTCTCGGCCGCCACGCCGCACTGGCGGCACACCGCGGACAAGCACTTCGTGATCGGCGAGACCTACAACCTCGCCCACCAGGAGCAGCGCTCCCGCAACTCGCACAACCACTACTTCGCCGAGCTGACCGATGCGTGGCGCAACCTGCCGGAGCGATGGGCAGAGCGCCTGCCGACGGTCGATCACCTCCGGGCCTACGCGCTGATCCGAACCGGCTTTGCCGACAGCGCCACCTTCGTGGCCGCGAGCGCCAAGCAGGCCCGCGACCTCGCGGTGTTCATGAAACCGCGTGACCTGTTCTCGGTCGTCACCGTCGAGGCCGCCACCGTCACCGTCTGGACGGCGCAGAGCCAGTCCATGCGGGCAATGGGCAAGGCCCGATTCCAAGACAGCAAGAGCAAGGTCCTCGACTACGTGGCCGCGATGATCGGCACGGATCGGGACGCGCTCGCCCAGAACGCGAGGGAGGCCGCATGATCGGTTCCGCGATAATCGCCCTCGTCGGCTACGGCGTGGCACTGTCCTTGGCTGTTGGCGTGGCTGCGGACCTCTTCACCGCGCACCGTGCCGCGTTTCTCAAGGACAGGGCGACCGCTGCAAAGCACGGGACGGGCGCCCTGTTGGGCTCCGCCCTCGCCATTGGCTTCGCCACGCTGACCCGGCACCTGACTGGGGGGCAGTTCTGATGGCCCGCCGCGAGTTCAGCAAAGCAACTCAGCGTGAGGCGCTGAATCGCTCCGGGTACCGGTGCGAGGCTGTGACGCCGGCCGGCGTGCGCTGCCCCGCCAAGGTCGGCCGCGGCGCCCCGGTCGAGTACCACCACATCGTCGCCGACACGATGGGCGGCGAGCCGACGCTAGAGAACTGCGCTGCGCTCTGCCCGCGCTGCCACAAGATCGAGACGGCGTTGCTCGCCTCAATCCGGGGCAAGGCTCAGCGACGAGCCGATGCCTACGACGGCGTGCGTGATCCCCACCGACGGCCGCTCGTCAGCCGCGGATTCACCCCACCGCCACCCAAGCCCTCGCCCAGTCGTGTGCCGGACAAGCTCGCCGGCCTTCCCCGCAACACCTTCACGGAGCGCTCGCGATGAGCAGCACCGAACTCGCCTTCCTGCGCGATCAGACCATGCGCGGACCGTCCCGCCCACGGTACCTGCAGGTCCCTCACATTCGACGCGAGGACACGCCGGCCGATCTTCTTGAGCGCCTACGGGTCGGCCGCGTCCTCAAGCAGGCCCGGGTCCGCAAGGGCATCTCCCAGCATGAAGCCGGCCGGCAGATGGGCCTGCAGCAAGGCCAGCTCTCGTCTTGGGAGCGCGGGCGTGAGGCCATCCCGCCGAGTCGTCGGCCCATGCTCGCCGAGTTCTACGGCTTCGATGCCGAGCTTCTGGCTGGCCTCGACATCGCGGAAGTCGCGATCACGCCGGATGAGCGGGCGCTTCTGAACCGGTTCCGCGCCGCTTCTGAGGACGAGCGCCGTGCCGCGCTCGCTGCGGTGTGCCCGTGATGGCTACCTCCCGCATCCCCTGCACGGGCGACCTGTTCCGCGCCTCCGCCCCGGCGAGCAGCGAGGGAGCGGCGGTATGAAGCCGAACGCCTGCCACATGCCCGCGCCGGCCCCGCGCTCCGAGGCCGAGATCCAGCCCCTGCGCGAGTACCGGATCACGTGGCGCGGCGACTCGCACGTCATCGCCGCCCGGTCCCGCGCAGCCGCCCGCTACGCCTCATGGAAGGCGTTCCGAGAGGCCGGCTACCGTGCCGATCTGCCGACCTTCGCCGACATGATCACCATCACCCGATCTGACATCACCTTGAACTGCCGGCTGTGTGGCGATCTCCGCCAGACGCTGGTGAGCGCGGAGTAGCGACATGGCTGAGACCCCGACACTGCGCGACGGCGACCGCGTGTGCGGCGCTGGCACTGTCCGCGATGGCCGTATCGTCTGGGAAGACGAGACCGTGACCGTCGAGGCCCCGGCGCTGGCCGTCGGCGACCGAGTGTCCTGGCATCCGAAGGGCGCGACGGAGCGCGACTTCGGTCGCGTGCTCGCTGTGGACCCTGAGGGGGACGACCCAGCCAACAGCTACGTCTGGATCCGCCAGGAGGGGAAGTGGCCGCGGCTCACCATGCTCGCGAAGGAGCTCCGCCGTCATGGCTGATGTCTCGAACCGGTCACGGAGCGCCACGGCCCGCCGCAAGCCCTGCCTCGACCAGATCAGCCTCGACCTGATGATCGCCGGCACGAAGGCCGCTGGCGTCCGGCGCACGCGGGCGAACGCGCAGGCCTGCGCCAGGCTTCAGATCGCTATCCGTGAGGCTCTGCGAGCCGTCCTCCCGCCGGACGATCCGCGGCGCGATCCCGACTACCCGTTCAACCTTCCCCCGGAGTAGCCCCATGGCCGAGTCCAGCACCATCACGCGCGAGATGATCGAGGCGGCCGCGACCGCTCACTCGCCGGAAGAGATCGAGCGACTCGCTCGTATCGCCTACGAACATCCTGCCTGGCACCACGTGCAGCCTTGGTCACGCAACCCGTGGGCTCGGGAGAAGTGGACCGCCTGCATCTCCGCGGTTCTCGCCGCCCTCGCGACGGGAGGCGCCCGTGGCTGAAACCTCATCCATTGAGCCGACTAACGCGACGGTGCGGCTCCATTCACATCATCGGGAACGCGAGCTGCTCAGTCCACGATTTAGAGGCCTCGTGCTGCCAAATGGGGTGATGCGCATCCAGTTGCGTGAACTGGCCGACATACACCGATGCGACGAACCCAAGCAGCAGAAGCAGTGCCACTGTGACAGCGTCGGGATGCCGGCGCGCGCTGTGAATGCCGATGCAACCCAGCGTGAATACTGCTGCGACGATGAGGGGAAAGAGCGTGACGCGCGACATAGGGGGTACTCCCCTGCAAGTCGATCTCTTCACTCCGCGCGCCGCCCCGCCACCGAGGTCGGCGCGAAGTTACAGGAAATAGACGTTCAAGATGGCCCACGACATCCATCACGGCGTGGTTCAGTAGCCGGCCGCCTCCTCGACGGCGTCGAGCACAACGGCATGCCGGAGGTGCGCTCATGATCGGCCGCACCTACCTCGAAGCGGGCTCGCCCGTCCGCGTCCTGATCCGCTGGGGCAAGACTGCCGCTGGACCATCCGCGCCGATCGGCCCGCTGAACGACTGTAGCTGGGGCCGGCGCCGCGCCCCGCACAACGTCCTGATCGAGCGCCAGGACGGAAGCCGGGTCGTCCGGCCGTTCCGTGGCCTGCGCAAGCTGCCGGAAGTGAGCCATGGGTGAGATCATGCAGAGCCCGACCGTGCGCCGCATCGTCGGCCCGACGATCCTCCTCGCCAGCGGGAACTACTTCGACTTCCTCGCGCCCGAGCAGAGCGCCTTCACGATCGAAGACATCGCCCACGGGCTGTCGCACGTCTGCCGGTTTGGCGGCCAGTGCAGCCGGTTCTACAGCGTCGCCCAGCACAGCGTGATCGCGTCGAAGCACGTGCCGGGACCGGACTGCTACGCCGCGCTGATGCACGACGCCGCCGAGGCTTTCGTCGGCGATATGGCGAAGCCGCTGAAGGACCTCTGCCCGGAGTATCGCGAGGTCGAGAAGCGGGTCGAGGCCGCGGTGTTCCAGCGCTTCGGCGTGCCGACTCCGCTGCCGCCGTCGGTCAAGGAGATCGACACGGTACTGCTCGCCACCGAGCAGCGCGAGCTGATGCGCAACCGCGACGACTGGAACTATACGCGGGGCCGGCAGCCGCTGGACATCAGCATCCCGCCCATGACGCCGGCCATGGCCAAGGAGGCGTTCCTGGTCCGCTTCGCCGAGCTCGCCCCGGCCGACGCGCTCGACATCGCGGGGGCGGCATCATGAGCTGGTGGAAGCGCAAGACGAAGAAGCTCCTCCGGCCGACGCGAGTGCGTGCGGCCTCGCATCGATGGGGTTGGTGGTTCTCGGCGGACGAGGAGAACTACAGCGGGCCCTATGTGACCCGCGATGCCGCGATCGCTGCGGCCCGCTCAGAACGCTGCGGCGAGTGGGACAGCGTCGGAGGCGTCGGCCGGTTCTACCTCCTTGAGGCTCGGCAGGGGCCGATCGCGCTCTGGCGCTACGTCGACAGCAGCGACGTCATGGAGCGGGTCTGCGAGGCCGTCGATGACGAGTACGGCGGCGAGGACGGGATCGAGTGGGATCGGGTGTGGCCCGTTGCGGCCGATAGGCGCCTTGAGAATTGGGTCCGCCGTGTCGTTCGCTTCTGGCAGTGGTGGCACAGGATTGAGGTCCGCACGTGGGGCTTCACGCACTCTCGGAATGCTGAGCGCTACACCTGGGTAAGGGGGTTCTGATGACCGCCCCCGACCCCGGCCGCACGGCCTACGAAGCCCTCGCTGAGCGCCTGCGGGCCTGGGGCGAGAACGATGCCGATCCGGCCTACTTCCAGGGTGACGTGCTCTCGTGCGCGCTGCTGGACTGCGGGGCTGCCAGCGAGGCCGTCACGAAGCTGCTCGCCGAGAACGAGCGCCTGCACGAGCAGAACAGCACACTCGACATCATGGGCGAGACCGGCTTCGAGTGCATGATGCGAGCCGGCGAGGAGCGCGACGAGCTGCGTGCCCGCTTCGCCCGGCTCCTCATCGCCTTCCACGACGCGATCCGCCGGCCGCTCGGCGTGACGCCGGACAGCGGGGCCGAGTTCTACGACCCGCGGATGGCGGACAAGGCGGAGGCGCGGCCAGCGCAGGGAGGGCGGCTATGAACGCACCCTTCCGCCGCCGTCTTCTCGGCACAACGCTGCCGGTCGCGATGGATCGGCCGGCGGCCCTCAACACGAGCATGGGGCCCAGCGAGCCATCGCCTACGGGCGCCGAGATCATGGACGCCTGCCACAAGCCGCTGGACGAGGTAATGCCTGGCGGCAAGCGCCCGCGCTGGCTCGGCGGGGGATCAGGCATTCGCTTCGAGGTCGACCTGGCCATGCCGAACGGCTGGTTCGGCCTGCGCCAGCCCAACGAGCCAGCGGCCTATGCCGGGGCCCTGCCGATCTCGTCGTTCCAGATCTTCTACCGTGGCGGGGACGTCGTGCGGCTCTCGCCGAAGAACGCCGAGCAGCTCGCCCGAGGGCTGAAGGAGCAGGGAGTGGGCAGTGCCGCGTAGCGTTCGCGCCCCATCCCGAGACGAATCCCCCTACCCTATCGAAGGAGGAAGGTCGTGATCTGCTACACGCCGGCGGAGGTTGCGCAGCGCTGGAAGTGCTCGGCCAACCTCGTGCGGAAGATGATCGACAACGGCGAGTTGACCGCGTTCCGGGCCGGCGGGAAGCTGCTCCGGATCCGCGAAGCGGACCTCGAGGAATATGAGCGATGCCAGAATACAGGCTCCAGCGTCTCCGCGGAGGATGGAGCATCGCAGCCTACGAGGATGGAAAGCGGGTCAGCCGTCGTCGGCTTGAATGCAGCGATGCAGCGGGCGCGGCAGCCGAGTTCAGCCGCATCGTCGCGGAGGCAGAGCGTCCGGTAGACCCGGACGTCCGCACGATCTGGAACGCCTATGTCGCCGACAAGGCCGGGCGCCGGATCGCGGAGAACATGGGCTGGACCGGCCGAGCCGTCCTGCCGTTCTTCGGTGATCTCAAGCCGGATGCGATCAGCGAGAAGACCTGCCGGGCCTATGTCGCGACGCGCCGATCGGCGAAGCGGGGATCGGCGGCGCAGCAGGCGCGCCTGGAGGCGGCCGGGAAGCCCCCTGCCCTTGGGGTGGCCGACGGCACAATCCGAACCGAGCTGAATCAACTTCGCGCCGCCCTGCTCTGGGCGGAGAAGCGCCGGATGATCGGGCGGGCCCCCGCGATCGAGATGCCGAGTGCCCCGGTGGCGCGGGAGCGGCACCTGACCCGGCGCGAGTTCGAGCGGTTGCTCGACGCCTCCGAGACCCCGCACCTGCGCCTCTACCTGCTCCTCGCCATTTCGACGGCCGGTCGCAATGCCGCGCTCCTCGAATTGACCTGGGATCGGGTCGACTTCGAGCGCGGCTTGGTGTTCCTCGGCCCGCGCCACGTGCTGCGGCCGCAAAAGGGGCGCGCAACGGTGCCGATGACGAACGCACTCCGCGCCGCCCTGTCCGATGCCCTCGCCTACCGTCGCGGTGATCGCGTCATCACCTGGGCTGGCGAGCCGGTGGCGAGCGTGCGCACCGCGCTCGGAAAGGCCGTCAAGCGCGCCGGGTTGCCGAAGGTCACGCCGCACATGCTCCGGCACTCGGCTGCGGTATGGATGGCCGAGGACGGCGTGCGCATGGAGGAGATCGCCGCCTACCTTGGCCACGCCGACGCGATCATCACCCAGCGGGTTTACGCTCGCTTCTCGCCCGCGCATCTGCGAAAGGCTGCCGGATCGCTGGAGGTCGGAGGCCCTCGGCCAGCGGGCTGA